AAGCTCACCGTTGTAATAGCCCTATTTAGATGAAGAGCATTAATATAAATTCCCCGCACATATCGACTTAAGCAATTCAATGATAACTATGTTTCGAGTGCTTTTTAGCAACTGAACTAAATAATTTCTGCCCAATTGTGAGTTACAATACCAGTAATTCGATCTAGTCGTAACTAACCAGAGGATGAGTAAGATCGAGTATGAGTTACTGCACTTTATTGTATCTAGAGACTTCTTAACGCTTTTGAGCGACATACCCTGCGAATTTCCGCTATCGCCGCCTTAGTAGAATCACCACTGATTTTTTTATAAATACATTCATCAGTTTTATCAGCAACCTTATCCTGAGCCACCTCGATTTGACGATCAATTTTGTCGTAATCAAGCGAGACTTTTTGATCACCAAACACCCCCAACTTATCCTCATCAAGGGCACAGATCTTATACTCTTTGATTTTATTTTTTTGTACAACCCGCTGCCTTATCAAATCCAAATCAAGATCCTCCATTGGTTTTCTAAAGCCATGCATTTCAGCAACTTTGGCTCTGCCATATTCAAGCGCTTCTTCATCCGACAAACCATTATCAACACCTTGCGCAACATTGATTTTAAAGTCACGCGAGTACAGTTTGCTCTCCATCAAACGTGCATAATGATAATCATACGGGTTTCGTTGTTCCGTTACCGTCGGGCAACGTGGTAGTTGCGCTGCGGTGGCGCACGACGCGCCACCAGCTAAACCCAAAATCATTGCTGTTAAAATGCTTTTACTAGCGATCATTTTAGATCTCTCCATACTTCTTTTCTAAGCACTCCATTAATGCTACCAACTCTGTTGCTCTTGCAGCAACTTCATATATTTTTGATTATAGTGCGCACCATTCTGTGATTTACTCGCCATTTTGAAATGTTGCTTCACCGAACGGCTTAAAACTTCGTTGGTGATCGGGTTTTGTCGGCCCCATTCCGAGCGGTTGAACTCACGGATATTGTTAAGCACGCTTTTACGTCCATCATTGTCCTTAGTGCGTACCGCCAGCCAGTAAGCATTCATTAAGCTTTGACGACGGCGAGTAACTTGACGTTCGTAGCCTTTCAATGCGCTGTTTGAGTCGTACTGCTGAACAAGTCGAGCCGGAGTAAAACCAAGCGCTTGTTGAGCATGTTCAAACAATGTCACATCATCAATGATAATTTCACCATTTCGGTTTGTGACAGTGCCACCTTCTGAAGCGTATCGCGCAGTTCTAAACACGTCCTTAATCCATTTTGGAGTCATGTATTCTACGCCGCGCAAATACTGGCCTTCTGTCATGTAGTCCAAACCACGCGCCCAAGATACAGCAATACCAAATGATGCACCTGCCGCCTGTTGAAGAATGTTTTCAGCAACACCAACGCTATCTTGTGCGTCTGATTCTTGTACCCAAAGGCGAAGCAAATCAATGTTGATTCGGCTTGAAACGCTAGGCATTGAACCGTAGTACAAGCCTTTCGCAATATCTTCACCGAACGTCTTAGCAAGTAGCGATTTTAGCTCTGTCTCTGCATCCCAAGGCTCATTGTCATCACCTGCCACTGCATAGGCCATATTAGCAATTGCCGCGATTGTAGCGACTGGTAGAGCGTTTAGACCGCCAATGGCAAACGTAACGGCAAATGTGCCAAGCAACTGCTTACGCGCTTCCTTTCTCACCTCTGGCGTTTCGCCCTTAATTGAATCAAAGAAACGGCTAAACAAGTAGTAAGTCATGTTTTGGCTGTACTGCTTGAACTGCAATGCTACCGCCGCAACGTCACCTTGCATGAATCGAGCGCGGTTACGGCTCGAATAGTCAAAGTGACTATCCCAAGTCGCTTTAGTTGCGTAATCAAGTGACTCTTGTTTGCTTAGTCCGTTCTTCTTCGCCATACGGTAAGCAGTGATAAAACAAACCTCACGGTTCATTACTTCGGCCCAATGGAAAGGCGCACCGATTAGTTGCTGTGCTTTCGCCCATTTACCCGTATAGTTTGACGACTCTTGCTCTGCCATACCTGTTAAGTCGGCCATTTGAGTTACGTCGATAGCACCAATTTTGATCGCGTGGCGTAACGCCTCTCTCTCTTCTTGGTTAAGTACGTCGCCCAAAATGCCGTTGGTCATGTCCATATCACCACGCAAGCCAGCTTTTGATTTTTTAGCAACGAACGTCTTAGCAAATAGGCCCGATAGACTTGCCATTTCCGCCGCTGTTTCCTTAAAACCAAAACGTGAGCCAATGTAAGGCAAAGCAATCTGCCAGTTTTGGGATAAGTTGATCATCGCTGACGCTGGTGAAATACCGATTTGCCAGAAGAACCCAAAACCAGTTAGCGCTTGCGCCCATTGTGCGCGTTGTGGGTTCATCATCCATTCGTGACGCTTAACCATTTCGTTATATAAGCGTGACGCCGAAACGTTATTGCTCTTATCCGTAGCAATCTTCAACTCTTCCATTAGATCGGTGAAGCGCTTCTCTGTTTCTAGTCGCGCTTGTTGGTTCGCTTGGCGAACACCCTGATCTGCTAGCACACGAGCCGCATCTTCTGAATAACCAGCCACACCTTTACGGTGAATGAATGATTTACGAATTGAACGATCAGGCATGGTTTGCAAATACATTTGGTAGATTTCATCAGTTAACTGATCTTTCACCTTGTCGTTAGTTTGCGCACCTGAGATCGCCTTAATAATATCGCTCACGAATGACGCGCTAGCACCATTTAGGCCGCGACTCTCTTGGATTTTTAGACCAAAGCGCACTTGTCCAACTTCTAAGTTCGCATTCTTATCATCCTGAACCTTGTAGCCAGCCGCCTGAAGCTTTTTAACGTCTTTCATCATGGCGTTTTCAGTCTCATACATTTGGAATACACGCTCACCGCTTGGGTCAACGGCATCGACCCAGTAGTTACCAAAACGCGCCAACGGCACGTAGAAACCAAGGCGTGATTTTTCCATCATGTAACGATGGTAAGTGTTCTCACCTGCTCGTTTGTTACCAGCCATGGCAAGCTCAGTAATGCGCTCTTCTAGCGCCTTATCCATTTCCTCGCGTTGGCTAATGTAGTGATCGCGCACATCGGTAAAGACTTTTTGAGCATCTGGCGAAAGCTGTAGGAACTTCTCGCGTAATGCCTTGTGTTTAAGTCTTAGTTTCGGCTCGTTCTTAATCTCACGCTCTAGCGCTTGGCGTTCTTGCCAAATTTCGGAACCACGCTTAGTTTGCGAACCGCCGTACTCTTGGTAAAGCTTCGCTAGTGTTTTGAGTAGCGCTTTCTTCTCATCAGTTTGGTCAACATACTCTTTTGACGGGTCAACATCGGCCAACGTCGCATCGTGCAACAAACTAAAGGTAGCTTCGGCGTCTTGTGGCTTATCCTTACGGAACTTATTCAAGGCATCAGCTTGTTTGTGAACTTTCTCAATCAAGTCTGTTTTGCGTGTAGTAAACAAATCTTTGTTGTTTACATACGACTCAAGAATGTTGCCAACCTCACGGCTTACTCGTTTTCTACCTACTTCAGCCATTTGGCGTAGGTTTAACAACGCCCAACCACCATTTTTAAGCGCATCGAACTGCTTGCTAATAAATGGAACGTTGATCTTGCCCAGCATTTGCTTGTAGAAACTCTCATTCTTCGCTGCCAACGCATCAGCAATGCTCACAATTGGATCGCCTTGCTGCGCCAAATCCTCATCCATGCTTGAGATTGTTTGGCTAAAGCGCACAACGTTAGAAAGCGTGGTCATTCCGTTAGGTTTTCGAAGGTCGCTATCCACGTTGTTGATCATGTTGCGCACTTCTGAAAGCGTGATTTTCTCTGCACTCAAAATGCCAGAACGACGCAATGCACCAAGCACCCAAGACAACACTTTGTCTAAGATTCGTTGAGAAACGCTAGACTCTGTTTCTGCAATCTTAGCGATCACCTCTTCCGCTTTTACGTCTTCCGGTGCGGTTCGATATGATTTATCAACCTCGGCAAAGATGCCTTTCAAAGAGTTAACGTTTCGTAGGCTGTTGACCTTCTTGGTTAACTGCGCTTGTTGAGCAACGTCTAGGTTTGCGTATAGGCCATTGTGAGCAATAAACTCATGGCGCAAAGTGCGGCGAACGTCAGCAACGTTTTCCAAGTTTTCTGCCACCAGCACAACACGGTTATCACCGGACAACCATGCGCCTTTAACAATCGCATTGGATTCAGTTTCAACCAGTTCATGCAGATCGGCCATAGTTGGCACAACCATTACATTCGCACCTTTCAAACCGTCGTATTGGTTAATCCAATCTTGAGCGGCTTGAGTAACCTTTTCAGGCGATAGGCTGGTGGAAGGCTTTTTGTTGACTTCGCTGGCCTTGCTGAAACGAATATCGTCGTACTGATCGTTCGCTGGTTTTTCAATGACAATAATCTTTGTTGCTACGTTCGTAGGGTTCAAGCTGTTCTTGAATGCGCCAGCGTCTAGGTTGATCTCTTCTGCACCAACTTCATCTAGGTAACGACGGAAGTTTTTATTTGTTGTGTTACCACGATTACCAGCCATTGAGCTAGTGATAGCAACCAACTTACCGCCATCTTTTAGCATCGTTAGCGCATGGTTGATGTGGTGAATATCTGCATCGTTACTAAATGGAGGATTCATAACAATGCGGTCATAGATTTCACCAGCGTTATATTCCAAGAAATCACCAGCAACAACGTTGTGCCCCTTCTCTTCAAGTAATTCGCTTAGAGTGAAAGCAAGTTCACCAACATCAAGATCTACGCCATTTAGAGCTGCAATTTGATCGGCAATGTGACCCATACCAGCACTTGGCTCTAGCACTTTCATACCAGGTTTAATATCGGCTAAATCAATGAGCTTTTTCACTTCTGCTTCAGGAGTTGGGAAGAAGTCATTAAACGCATTACGGTTACCGCGTACAGTTTCCTCAATCTTCTCTGTGAGTTTTTGTAAGCGTGTTTTTTCTTTCTGCGTTGACATTTTTCCGTTGTTCGCTTGCTCATATTCACGCAAGGCTTGGCGCAACGTGATATCGCCTTTAATACCCATGCGAATTAAGCGATCTTGCGACTTGAATAACTCGTTGATGTGCTCGACACGGTAAACAGTGTTTGATTTGCTACGCGCTAGCTGGCGCAATTTAGGAATAACTTTATCCCAACGCGCACCATTCAAGTTAACGCTCTCGTGCTCCTTCAAGCCTTTAATGTTTGCTCGAATAGATTTAGCCGTCATCTTGTAACCGTCTAGGTTTTCGATTTCTCGCGCAATGTATTCAAGTGACGCTGGCGTACTCTTCGGCGCTGGAAAACGAACGTAACGAGCAACCTGATTAAACTTAGTTTCTGGTTTTAAATGCCAGTTGCCTTGCTGATCTCGATACGCTAGTTTTTCTCGAACATCTTCAGGCATATCCCATTTAACACGGTTCATGACGCTTGTTAGTTCTTCAAGCTGGCTGATATCAGTCAAGTTACCTAACAGTAGGAACTCGCCAGATTCAACGCCATCGGCAATCTTACGCAAGATATTCGCTTGCGCCTCTTGCTTATCTGCTCGTGCCGCTGCGCTTGCTGCCATGGCTGCGCGACGAGAAGTATTAGTCAAACGCTGTGCGTTGTTTGACTCATCAGCTTTCGCCTGTAGTGATGCCGCTTTTTCGCGTAGAGCTTCAACTTGCTTCTCTTTTTTCGACTTCGTTTTTTCTTGATCGCGTTGTTTAACTCGTTCGCTTTGATCAACGTTCAAGCCGCCCATTACAGATAGGAAATCATCACGCGCTTGTTCAGATTTAAAGTCAAAACGAGCTGGCAAGTTTTTAGGTTTGTAAGCTCGTGCGTACCAACCGCCTAGCTGTTTCGCCTTGGCTCTCATATCGTTGAAAGTATCGCTATCAACTTCGCTAAACGCAGCGCCATAGCGTTGTTCACCTTTAGCTTCGTTGAGAACATCGACCTTGCTCAACTCGATAGTCCCGTCAGTTTCAACGGCCTTAACTTCAGCTTTTCGCTCTAGTTCGCGCTTTTCTTGCTCTGCAAGTTTGCTTAACTGATTTTCAGTGTATAGACGGTCAAACTTGGCTAGCTGCTGGTCATTGAAAGCATCAATAGTGCCGCCGTTAGCTCGTGCGTAGGCTTGGAAATCATCAAGTGTTTGAGGATTATCAAGAGCCTTTTTCTTGCGCTCGGCTTCCTGCTCACGCTCGATTGCTTGTTGTTTTCGTTTCTCAGCAAGCTTGTTGTAGTCAGCATCACTCATTTCAGAAAGAATGTTGCGCATAGCTGAAGGTGATTTAACTACAAACATTCCACCATCAGACTGAATAGCAGCAAACTGGTTGCCGATATCTTTAACCGCTCGCTTAACTAGATCGTCTTTACGCAAGCTTGTATCAATCCATTGGCCCATTTGAGCAAAGAAATTGCCGATAGCTGGCTTCGTGAATTGGCTAAATTCTTCCTCTAAAGCCGGAACATCATCAATGTAGTTGTCGATCAGCTCAATTGCCTCTTCCTTGGTGTACTCGCCACTTTGAAGCGCGTTGATAGCTTTTAGATATTCACGCGCTCCACTTGGGCGAGAACGGCCTTTTTTAGATTTAGACGCATCAGTTTCGTTGCTGGTGTCCTTGCTAGCTTTTGGTTGCGTAGGCTCTGGCTTGTCGTCACTCAGATCGCTCTTTGTCAAGTCGATTGCTTTTTGGCGTTCTGATTTCACTCGATCAGATAAGTGGCGATCAGCATACTCACGTAGATACTTATCAAACTCTTTATGCTGTGAAGAAGTTAGATCAGCGCTCTTTTTCATTCCGTTCTCATCTCGGAAATCCGCAATACGATGAGTGATCCAAGACATATAGCCAGCATTGCTATTGATAGCTTCAAGCTCTTCCGATTCCAAAGTATCTAGGTACGCTTGATAACGTGGGTTATCTGCCTTACCTGTTTTTGCTTTAGCAAAGCGTTCTTTTGCAACTGACTGATTTAACTCTTTAGTTTTCAACGTGTGTTCAACTTGTGGCGCATCATAAACTCGTTGATTCTCGATACCCGTTGCTAACGGAGTAACGTCACGCTCACCGTTTGGTTGATGTCCACCAGCAAACGAGTTGGTTTGAGCTTGTTGTCTCATACCTTGAAGAACACGCGCCTGATTACGTTGAAACTCTGGCGTTTCCTCAACGTTTGGTTGATAGCCATTGGTTCGAATGCCGCGATTCTCTAGTTGCTGTTGAGCATTGCGCTCTTGAGCTTGCTGATCACGCAGAAAACTCTCTTCATCAGTTGGGCGTAACTGATCGACTTGTTTTAGCTCTTCGGAGTTAATGACACGCTGCAAAGCGCTGATCGCTTGCTCTTGGCTCATGCTTCCGTCACGACGCGCTTTTGCAGTCTGAAGCACTGCTGCTGGCGAGATTTCCATGGCGCGTTGCAAGCCTTGTTTAAAGTTTTCGTCTTGCGCTGCAATTTCATCGACAAAACCAAGCTCACCACGTTGAATTGATTGGCTCAATTCAAACTTATCTCGTTGAGAATCTTGAGAATTGTATAGCTCTGAATCTGCCATTACTTCGCCAGTTTCAGGATCAAACATTTCTGCTTGAGCAACTTCATTCTCAACTGGTGATTTTTGTTTCCGTCCAATATCACTCAAGAACTCATTGTAAATTGAATTCATTGAACGCTGCGCCGCTTGACGTTCTTCAATGGATAGATCTGTATTAAGAGTTGCCAAGTAACGGCTCATGTCTTGACGCAATTGCTTCGCGTAATCATTGCCTCGGTCTTGTTTTTCCCAAGTTTTGATTGCGCTGACAGCTTGCTGGCCGTCACGGATTAGATCGGCATGATTGTCTGAAGAGAACAGATTAACAGGCGCTTGCTCTTGCTGTTTTGCAGCTTCAGAAATTGGTTGTTGTGGTTGCGCTTGCTGTGGCTGTACTGGTTCCGGCTGTTGTGGCTCAACACTTTGTTGTGCTTCCGCTTGATCTTCCGTTGCGTGACGCTCTGCTGCTGGTGGCACTTTACCCATTGCAGCACCTAACGCTTGATGTGCTAAAGCCGTAGATTCGTTAGCATCAAAGCCCATAGAAAGAGCGCGGTTCTCAATCTTCGGTCTTAGAAGAGCCTCAATCTCTTGATCTGTTCTACCAACCGAGCGCAATTGCGAAATCACTTCTGGATTGATCGCTTGTTCAATCTTGCTTTCAAAGTTACGACGACGGTAACGACCAGCCACACCACTAGGCGCACCAAAACCACCACCGATCAAACCACCGACTAAACCAGACTCAAGCGCAGCCGCGCCAACACCTTCGGAGTTGTCGCCTTCAACATCCATCTTTTCGTTGGTATGAACGTTAGAGCGGTATTGTTCAACGCCACCTTGTACGGCCTCGGTGCCACCTTCAGCAAGTACACTTTTACCAATAGCACCTTTGATTGTTTTGCCTAAACTACCTTTTAGCAGTTTAACCATTGCCTGATCACCTACCGTTTCACCGATCAGGTTGACCATACCTAGAGTAAGGTCGGTTTTAATCGAATCTCCAACCTCTTGGGCCAATCGAGTACGAGCGTTGTTTAGCACCTCTTCATCAGAGATATTTTTATCCGCTTCTTCGGCCACATAGCGCTTGAACTGTGGAGAATCCATTAATTCGTGATAAGGAATGTTCTCGATTTCTCGTTGAACACTTAAGGCTTGACCACCGTTACCAGCCGCCAAGTTTAGAAGTGCGTTAGTACCAACGTTAGCACCTTGGGACACCGCAGCGCTTCGACCAGCCATTGACGCGGCTTTACCTGCTGCACCTGCTGGCAACATGGTTACAGCCATGCCACCAAGCACATTAGACGCTGTGCCTAACCATGTACGCCAATCTTTAGCACCTTCGCCAAAGCTCATATCATCATTGATGATATCTTTCGCCATGGCTTCACGCATTTCAGGCGATAAAGTTTCGTATTGCTCATTAGCCCAATTCTCTAATGAGCTTGCGGCCTTTTCTGCACCAACGAAATTCGCAGTACCAGCCAAAGTTTGCAAAGCTCCTTGTTGAGCCATATCAACAACGTCACCAAACATTGATGTGTTTCGATTACGCTCTCTTTCCGCAACTCGACGTCTCGCCTCAATGAAATCCATCGGTATCCCCTCTTATTCTGCATAGGAAATAGGCAGGGGAAGTATAACCCCAACTGCACCGATTGGGGATTTTTGTTTACGATCGGCAATTTAACGATTAGCCAAACCTAGCGCCATGTAGCGTGCGGCTGGTGGCGCATTTTTTCGCTGCTCTTCTACTCGTTGAGCCTGAGTTTTTAAGTTGTCTCTGGCGTTACTTGTTAGCTTATCGGCGGCGCTATAAAAGCCACTATAGTTAAGCCAATCCATTGCCTGTTGTTGATCTTCAGGACTCAAGTTCGCCGCCTTAATTGCGGCAAGCTTTTCTCGATAAGTTCCATCAGAGTTTAGAATTTCCTCTCGTAAAGCCTCTAACTCACCTTGATTTGAAAGTTCACCTTCTGTCTGTCCGGCTGACTTCTTCTCGCCATTGGTGAACTCTTGAGACTCGCTTATCAGTGTTTCATTCGGCGGTATTTTCGTAACATGTTTACCTTCCTTGATCATGTATCGAATAATTTCGTTTACCTCACTAGGCTTTGCGGTTGGATTTTTCAATAGGTCAGTTTGAATTTTTGATCTAGCATATTCTGAAAACTCATAACCTGGATACGACTCAACAAACTCTTGAGTTAGTTTTCTTGCCTTACTTTGCGCTTCCTCTCTGGCTAAGCCTTGAGGGTCATAACCGGTTAATGACAAGTACATCATTGTATGACGATCTAGCGCCTTCTCCCTTTCTCGATTCAAGCGTTCAATTTCATTCTGGTAATCTTCTTCATTGCCGAACATACTGCGGTCAAGTTTGGCAATCTGTTCATCGTACTTCCTATTAATTCCGTTTTGTTCAGATAGCTGTTGCTTCGCCAATTGAGCCATTGAAGAAGATGAACCACTAGAGCCAGATCGACTAGAACGGCCTGAGCGACCACCATATACAACATTGCCATTTTCATCGAAGTTCAGAGATCGACCTGTTTGAAGTTGACGCCAGTTGTTCAACTCTTCACGGTTTAAATGTTGACGAGTATCAATAAGGGTTTTCATGCGATTACTAAACTCTGACAACGGCACAACTAAGATATTGTCATCAGGTTTGCTTGTTCGGTTTTGAGTAACCGGAACAGTGACAGTTTTGCCATTATCAAGCGTTAAATCTTGCTCAATAACTGCCCCACCGCCTTGGGTGATTCGAACTGCCGAAACTTTTCTCTCAACTATTTGATGTTGCTTACCATCCTTATCCGTGTAGATCGTAGGTAAACCTTTTGCCTTGGTGATTTCAGGCATCAATGTTTCCACTGCATTGATCAGCATTGGGTCATTTTCCGCTGGCATTTCACCCTGTGCCATTTTGTTGAACAAAGTTGCCGCTTCGCCCAAAGCCTTGCCAGTATTACTACCAAGAATATTGTTCAAATCGAATTGGGGATTTTTAGCTACATATTCGGTAAATTCAGGCGTTTCCATTAATGAAAAATCACCGCTAACAATCGCCTTATCAATCGCTGGAAGGAAAATGGTTTTCAAACCTTCTTCACGCTCCATAAGCGTTTTCTTGTGGTTGTATTCTTCCTGCTGTTGCTTAAATGTTTGCGCTTCCCTATCCCAGTTTACTTCCGCTTGCTTACGAGATTTGTCTAACCATGCAAGTTCGCTTTCAAGCCCCTTCATTCGAAGGTCTTGCTCTTTAATACCTCTCTCGAACTGAATATCTTCTCGTTGTTGCAAAACTTTCTTACGTTCACGATCCTCTTCGTGCTCTTTAGCCCACAACTCACGATCTTGTTGTCGGTTATACAAATCGACCAAACCTGCACCAGTGCGAACACCCTCGTTAAAACTGCCAATAACGTTTGCCATAACAATCCCCCATTAAAACAATGATGCAGCTAGACCACCGACAACCGCACCAATACCAGCACCAATTGGGCCGCCTACACTAAGGCCAATCGTTGCACCAGTACCGATACCTGACGCGATGCCTTTCTTATATTGCTGATCTAGTTCTTCATTCACTTGCTTACGTTGCTGCTCCTGATTTGCAAGGTTGCGATATGTATCAAGAGAGTTTCTTGCACTGTTTCGACCAATATCAATTAGACCGTATCCCATGTTAACCCCCTATACCTCCAACTGAGTTAATCAAGTTTTTGCTACCAGACGAAACACCAGTCATCAATCCAACTTGCAGATCACCAATGGCTTGACGAGTGTTGTTATTGGTCGAAGCTAACGCTAATGCGTTGTTCATTTCTAAGTTGCGCTTTTGTTGATTAGTTCGCAGATCTCCAAGACCGTACTTTTTAGTTGCATTTGCAGCATTGATATTGGCTTGCTCTAAGTTTTTAGTTGCGTTCTCGGCGTTACGCTCCAATTGGTTGTTTAGCAGCTTATCGCTCATAGCAAAGTCAATAAGCTGGTTCTCATACTTTTGGAATCGGTTTAGGTAATCTTCATACTGCTTTCTAGTAAGGTTTGCGTATATATATTCAGGATCACCACCAGCGCTTACAGTCATGTTCTTAGCGACATTGCTCTCACTTGTTCTCGCTACAGGAGTTTGCAATGCCGCTGTTCCTGTATTTGGATTGTAATAACCTAATCCACCCTCTTGAGGCATGATTATCTCCCCCTCTTGCCGTTTAACTTAAACCGTATGAACTAGCACCGCCCATTGGCGAAAAACCATCATTTGACTGCATGTTTTTGTAAGTATTTGGCTTGAAGTAATCACTTAATCCCTGTTTTGCACTTGATAACAATTCTTTACCTTCTTTAGTGCCAGTAAGTAGTGAAGTACCAGCTCCAACAACCGCCGCTGGAATAGACACGGCGTTAGCTTCGTTTATTGCAGCTTGGTTTGCCTTGTGAGCGGAAGCTGCTGCAATGTCGTTAAGCCCTGCGGTTGCTTGAGTCGCCTGACCTCTCCCCATTGCAACAACGTTTTGAAGGTTGCCAGTAAAACGCTCTGTTACGTTATGCTGACCCTGCGCGGCAGTTTGCACTTCATTGGCATTTGAGCCAGAAATAATGTCACTCGTTGCGCTAGATGCTTTACCAGAACTTGGATTAAATCCAGATGCAGACAATTGTTTTTGAGTCTGATTGACGGCTGAACTCGTTGCGCTGTTCGCCGTTGTGTTGGCCGCTCCTGCTATTCTTTCGTAGTTAGCCTCATCACCCATTGTTTGAGTGATATGAGCGTATTCATTTTCTACTGGAACAAATACATCTTGATATCTATTCCACTCTTTCGCCGCAACTTGAGCCGCCGCAATCTGATCGGCAGTTGGTTTTACTTCTTCTGCCCCTTTACTCATTATTCACCAGCCTTTTCTCAAACCTGATTAAACCTTGCTCATTGTACCCCACTTTTTTAAATCCGTGAGCGCGCCAAAGCCTGTACACACCTGCTCTTCGAGCTAATGATACGATCCTTTTTGCCCCCACATCTTTAGCAAGCTGATAGTACGCATTAATGTAATCTGATATACCATGGCCGTTATCAGACCAACCGAAAACCACATACATAACGATCTCATTATCTTCGTGATCCACCTCCAAAACCGCACCACAACGCTCCCCTATAAACAAGTGAGCTTTTCCCCTGTCCAACTTGCTGATCACCTCTTTTGGCAAATCTGGCAAATCATCACGACTAGCTACATATACAAGCTTTCGAACAAGCATATAGATGTAGTCATTGTGATTAGCTTTTGTAAACTTCATAGCCAATTACTCACTGTATTACTCAACAACAAAGGCTCGTTTTTTATAGACTGACATTTCCATGGTTTGTTTATAGAACGAGATAGTGCCGCTCGTGGTTGAACCGGAAACTGATCCAGTCATATACACGTTAAAAACGGTACTTCCCGTCAGATTACTTTCTGGTAGATCGATGTAAGTATATTTGCCAGCATTCGAAGAAATATCTTTAAGCAAAGTGACTCGTTGCAAAGTTCCATACTTGTCCTGATATTCAACATATACAGCCACACCAACACCAACGGCACTACTGTAGCCAACCGGAGCAATTCTTAGTTCTCGTGCGATTTTTGCGTTTTCAACGCTAAATGACCCAACTTTCCAAGCCGCGCCGTTATTTGATCGCGTCACGGTTTCCTGCTGTACGTTTTGCTTTTCCATTGTTATTTGAGTAAATACGTCGCCAATAATTTGGTTTACGTACAAACGGCCATTGATAGTACAAGTGTCCGCAATTGTGACGTTGTTTAGAACACCAGATGTCGCGGTAATTTTCCCCGAAACATCGGCACCAACCATTTTTGCCACACCAGCCGCGCTCACATAGAAATTGCTGTTCGGGTCATTAATCGTTGACGCTCGTAGCGTTACGTTTGCGATCACTGTATTTGCTTGCACGCTTGTTGCCACTACATCACCAGCAACCAGATCTCTAATGTCTGCAACCTTGATTGATGCAGTGTCTATTGCGAGTACGTATTTTGGCGGAGCTGTACCAACTTGGCCGCCGTTAACCCAATCCTGATAGGCTGGGTTTTTGATAGTGCCAAACACCGGAACGATGCTGTTGCTACCTGTACCACCAGTATTCTTGTCGTAAGCGACCTTAAAACCTGCGTTCTTAACAACAAATTCTGCGTTTGCTGTGCTCGTATCAGTGGAAGACTTGGCTATAAGAGCAACACTAGCCGTCATTCCACCTATGCTTGTTTTAACGCCCCACAACGCAGAATAGCCATCATCAAGATCGGCCAATGCTTCACTAATCTGTGTGACTGAAGATGAAACGCCGTTAACCGTTGCATTAACTTTTCCAATCTCGGTACTAATCGCCTGATTGGTTTGCGTCTTTGTGTAGTAGTTCTTGGATAGATTCGAGCTAACACCATCAATTGATGATTGCAATGTCAAAGCAGATTTAGCAATGGCCTGATCGGTTTGCGCTTCAGTGTAATAGTTGTTGGCTAAGTTACTCTCAACCTCTCCAATTTTTGAAGACAATGAATTGGTTGCAATATTGATCGCCTTTTCAGTATCAACCCACGTTTTATAGTTGGTTGATAGATTGCTCTCAACTCCTTCAATTGACGCTGACAACGACGTATTTAATTGAGAAATTGCTGACGTTAGCTTGGCGTTCGTCGCGTAGTTTTGCTCAATGCCTGAAATCGAATCGCCTAACTGAGTTTCGAGATCTAACTTGGCTGTAGATATAGCCTTATCAAGCTCAACTTGAGTCGCAAACTCTTGGCCTACCTGCGCAAGAATTGACTCCCCATTAGACTGAATTTCTGACTTAACAGACTCTCTTAATGCCGATAACGCGCTATCAACTTCAACCTTCGTTGCGTACTCTCGTTTGATCTGAGCAAGAATTGATGTCTCGTTTTCCTCGATCTGAGAAGTAACCGACTCTCTTAAAACCGCCATTGCCTTATCGGTTTCAACTGCTGTGTAGTAGTTGGTTTCAATCTCGGCCCTTAATGTCCGGTTCTCTTCTCTGCGAAATGCGCTTTCCTTATCAACGGTTACAGCGTTTTGCATAGCTGCTTCCGCTAATAATACGTCGATATTCTCAATAGTTTCTGCGTCTGGAATGGATGAAAAATCAATGCCTTCTAATGCCTCCGGTAAAGGAATTAGTTCGGGATGTTCTTCCATCTCCTTAATGATCAGGTCAAGGTAATATTGAGGGTCAACAACGCTCTTTGCATGAGTACCATTAATTGAGTTAATCGCTGAACGTTCGCCTTTTAGGTTTACGAACTTGATCCAATAGTAATAATCACCTGTAGGCTCAATCGGCAATGATGCAACGCTAGACGGAGTTGTTTGCACCACAATAGCATTTGCAAATACGTTATCTCTTGCTTGATAAATTTCGGTGTAAGCATGGCCTTTATATGGCGCGGTATCCCACGAAAGCAGTGCGATACCAAAGCCAGATTTAACCACTAAGTTTTGTGGTGTAGTTGGCGTCTGAACTTCCTCACCAACAATCGGATCACCACTACCACCATCCGAACTTGGGATATTAATTGTGCTCTGTAATTTACCGTTTCTGTAGTCAGCAAAACCGAGCTTTTTCATATCTTCCCAAAGGACGGCTTTTTTGCCGCCCTCGCCACGCATACCGATCAACTGTTCCAAGTTGTCGGCAACTGCATCCATTACAGCGTCACTTCCTTTCTTGTGGGGAATAGATTGGAATTTGCCCTTTAGCTTTTTTCCGCCTTGTAATGTACGAACTGCCATTTACCCGTAAACCTCTGCCATACTAGAAGCAATGATCACCTCTTCTAATATTCCAGTGCCATAAACTTCAAATTGCCATGAGTTGCCCCTTGCTGGTGGAATGCGTATAGGTCGATCAGTTAACGTACCTATCTCGTAATCTTTGATGACGACTCCATCAACGATAATTTTCATTCCAACCAATGCCGGATCTTCCGCTCGGATATACAGCGTACTAAGTGTTGGATACATGGCGTAATACTCTTTAGAACGCCAAACATACGATTTAGGTTGGCCCTTGTTCCATTCAGCCAATTTTGTTCCATCTTCGCTTCGAACATAAAGCGTACCTGTCACTAAGTCAGTAAATCCAAGATTTGAACCTAGAGAATGGAACGTAATGCCACCCGTTTTAGGGTCGAATATGAACGACTTATCAAGCGCCTTTCCGTAAAAAGCCAAATACTTTCCATCGTAGTAGTAAGCTTCAATGGTTTCTGGCTCCAATGCTTCCCACTGCTTAGAGTCAATAATATCTTTGGTAATTAGCTCAACGTCTTGACCAGTGAACGCACAAAGGCCATGAGGAGACGCATAGATAATTAGGTTGTCGATATTTCTCATAGAGCGCTTGGAAACACACGCTTGCATAGACTCAAGCTTTCGCCCACTGATCGCATCACTGGTGATACCTTGGAACACCCAAGGGTAACCTTTCGTGCCAACCAATAGCATATTGCTCACTGATTCCATTGCTACGATTTCGTGCTCTGTTGTGAGCTGATAATCTACAGGCCATGCGTGAAGCAAATACGGCTCACTAAAACAAACAGTTCGGTCATAGCCACCAGCCATAATTCCGTTAGGCATTAGGGTTAAAAACCGTAGCTTTTTGTTAGGCATTTCGTATTTTTCACTTTCCAACGGGAACCCAAGATCATCGGCTGACTTATCATCCACAAACGTATTTTGTGAAATCGGAATTTCCCCAACCAGATAGAAGTCAGAAACACCACCCTCTGTTGACGTTCTATAGATTCGACGTTTAGTGATATTGCCGGATAAAACACCTTCACTTTGAAATGTCAGAGTAACCGTACTCTCTGGGAACTTAATTTCAGCTTGATTGCTGATCGGAGATTGCGCCCCTTCCTCTTCTTGTTCGCTAACAAGCGTGTAGACATAAAAACGAGTTTCGTCGTCAGTTGCCTGATCCTCTTCAGGTAGCGGATCTGGTTCATTGACCTCGGCAGTTATGGCATGTTCTGGCGCTGGCACTCCTAACGGATAAGAACCAACGGGAAGATCACCAACACCATTAAATATCTGGTTATTGGTAACGCGAACTCCAGTATCACTTGTAAAATAAACACGGTTCCAAGGGTCACCAACAATTGGCGACACAACCACATCAACATCAGTTGACCACTTAAACCACCAATCCAAGAATTTATATACAGTCTTGTGATTTGCTTTTAAGCTTTCAGTAGTGTCCTTCAAGCCAAGGTAAGGTTGAAGGTTTCCAACCGGAAACTGACAATCTACCGCTTTTGTGGCGTATTCATTTGGTAGGAGTCTCGGCGTCTGTTTTGGCCGTTCTCCAAAGAAAGTAGCGACGTTAATTCTAGGCATTATTTACCTGCTCTCTCTTTGTAATCAGCAACGGCTTTCAAGCCAGCAACATCGGCCTGTAGAGCGCTGATATCTTGGCGAATATCTTTTACATCAGTGCCAATGTTTTGTTGAGTCGTCTCGATACTGTTCAAGCGATAATTCATCACATAGCCAGTCCCAACTATCGAAGCACACAACATCACAACGCCTAGTGGATTGTTGTTTAGTAACTTCTCTAACATCTTTCGCCCCTTTCAATTCGGGGCACTTTCGCACCCCGTCATAAACTGCAATGCTTGACCAATAATAACTCGGAATAAAAACACTTTCTCGATTGAAAACAAAAATCACCAATCGAGAATCTTAGGCTTCTAAAAATTCGAATGGAGTTTGCATATCCCCCTCTGTCCAAGTGGCGTATTGATTAAATAGCTTTTCCAATCGAATAGCATAAGCATCTTTAATTTGCTGGACCTGATTGTACGTCAGTCTTACAGGTTCATTATTTGCTGCAATCCAGACCGTCTCTTTATCCAGCATATTATTGCGCTCTGCATACCATAGCGTTTCATCCATGTTGTTCCGGTCAACTTGGCGAACTTGGAACTCATATCCATGAATAAAGATGTTTGATAGTTTTATTTCATCTCGCAAAGCTTGCGCCTTGTTCCGATGAAACTCCGCGATCACATTGTCAGGCTTTCTCTCGACAACTGGCGTCTTGGTAACGGTAAATTCTTCGTCATTGACCAAATAATCGTATTCACCATTATGAGTGTAATAATTAGCGTCGTATGGCACTTCAATTACCTCATAAACGGCGCGGCGATTTTGCATATCGATCACTGGCCGCGCTGGTGGCAACGTGGCAACTTCTTCACCATCTTCGCCAATAGTGATTTCAGGAACAAAGTTCTCTACATCCACCAGCCATTGAAGATACTGATCGTGGTTTACTTGAAAATCTTCCCAAGCAATTGCTCGTTCAAGCTCTGGCTTAACAACTTGCTCCCAAGACTTACGCTCACCGCGTCTTTGGTTTACATCATGAAAAGTAATCTCTTCAGGCTTATTAAAAACAATGACCGTGTATTGCTCGGTTATAGGGGAAGGTTCCTCCCCCTCTGTGTAGCCAATCACTCGTTCTCGAATATCTTCAGCATAGTAATGCCGGATATTCTCATCAATATCGGTTAAGGCCGTGTAGTCGGTATCAATGATCATAAATCCACCCCACTGACTTGAGAACCAGCACGAGCTTTATTCTTTATGTAACCGTATGGAATTGCCAGCTCATGCGTACCATATAGACAAGTATCGCCATTGAGGTTTATGAATGTTCCAATACCATTAATGATTCGAATTGTTGAATCGTCGCCCCAACCGTCACTCTTGCCTTGGTAACTTTTTACTGTCGTATCTAAAGAGACTGAGTTACCACCGCCGTAATACACTTCACCATCATCCCCCATATACATACCGCTCCAGTTCCATCCAGCATTATTGCCATTTGCTTTAAATATCTGGCCTTTCAGTGGAACGTCTGCTTTTATGACATAGACTTCACCTTGCTTAACTGGGCTAGACGCTGTATTCACATCTTTAACTATCAAGTTCTTCCAAACCAACTCATTCCAAGCAAAGTTCAATGAACACTGCTGGTTATCAGCAGTTTGATACCATAGAGCTTTAACAGCAGGACTGTTATTACTTGGTGCAGGCATTGTAATTGGTGAATGTACTGTTGGGTCATTAACTGAAGTTGCTAAACGTTGAGCACCACGTTCCCAACCTAAACGAGTGATAGGATGGAAAGCACCACCAGTACTTGCAGCACTACTTGTACATACTTTACCCATCAATGATTCAGCAAGTTTTACACCCCACGATAAATGGGAGTGACAAATCTCAGTAACTAAACCAAGACCTTCATACTGATTTAGTACTACTTTATTGGTACTTACCTTAGTCTGTTTAGCAAATGCTACACATGGAATTACATATACATGAGCTGCTGTAATAGCTTGACCCGCAGCACCAAAGATATTAGTTGTATTAACATCAGTATTAACTGAACTATTACCCCATTGTTGACCGTGAGTAGTAGTAGCTACTGCATCTGTTTTATCACCTACAGCTCTAATGTTCTTACGGGTGTACTCGAATTGTTTAGCTGACCCATCAGGAATAACAGGAATCCAACCACCTAACCAACCATTAGCTAATGCTGGAGCAGTAAGGATATTAGCAGGTTCACCAATCACATCTACTTGAGTGAAGTCACCTGATACAGGGATGTTAGATTCAATTGTTACGACTAAATGGGCATCACCCGCAAGACGGTTAAATGTATCTAGTACATCAATAGCACCATTACGTATACCTGTGATTGTAGTGGTAACTAAAACTTGCTTAGTAGCAATGTCATATAACGAAACTTTACCCCCTACTTTGTAGAGATCCATAGTGTTAATTTCAGTGGCAATACTTGTAGCTTGAGGGGATGGAGTCTGCGCAATAGCTGGACTAATCCAAGTCCGTACTGCCAGTTCCTCACCTCGGTAAGTACCATTCACTACTTTCTGGAATATCTTAGAAGCTTCTTCTTTAGAAGACACATCCCAAGCAGGTAAACGGTAGTCAATTACACCACCTTGACCTGAAGCATAGATAGCGTCATAGAACTTACCATCAGGACGACCAGAAGCATTACCTGTGATGTTACCTGTACTTGTACCTGCCGGAAAACAATCTAATGAGCTGTTTAAACCAGCACCTGTTGAATACCAAAAACGATTTCCAACTTTAGAACGTCCAGCACCCATAGGGTTAAAGCTAGGATGGTAAGCACCTTGGTTCAGTCTAGGAACTACACCACATACGTGGAAGTAACAATGACCATCAACAGCAATAGTTGTGTCATCAGTAAGTTCCCATACACCTAACTGTTTATGGTTAGCAGAGTTGTGTGTAATACCTACAAAAGTTCTAGCCCAAGACGGAGTTAAAATTGAATCACTGGAACCCTGTGCTTGAACACAATCATTTAAGATAGGGCTTGTACTATACAAAGTAGCATTACCAGTAACTAAAGATAGATCAGCCCACTTACCATTACCCGCACCTGCAATAGTACGTTGACGCACACGCCATTGAACAAGTCGGCCATCATCAAGTAAATAAATGTTGTGATCAGGATTAGAGACTAAAGCTCTCTTTTGAGCATCAGTTGCAGCCCAAAAATCAACGCCTTTACCCTTCGAGATTGTATCTCCATCGAATACCGAATAGTAGGTAATAGGACGATTCGATTCTTTTGTTGCAATCCCTTCGATGCTTGTTAGTTTTGACTGAATACAACCATAAGGGTAAACAAATGGATTGGCCTTGCTGATTTCTTCTAAGAAGTACTCAAAACCAAACATATCTACACGGTTGATTACTACTTCTTCTGTTAGTGGTCGGATATCTACAAGATGAACCAACATACTTGCAGTAGTACTACCTTTTGGCTGAATCAACAAAGAACGTGCGGCAGTAAAATCTAGCTCTACTTCGTTAACACCTTCGTGTAAATCAATTGCCTTATATGTACCAGCTACTGGTTGGTACTGTACTACAGGTCTAGCACCACCCTGCAAATCACTAATAACTATAGTAGCTTTAACTTTAGTTCTAGGGGAATCTGTAGGCGTTTTAGGTGATAACTGACCGTTAATTGAACCATTATTAGTAATACGTAAAGCGCCATTTTCAGGCGTCAATACAGCGTAATTACCATAAGTCCATTCAGATGTGCCATTACGGAAATCAGCATTTTTAAGCCATCCCTCAAAAGCACGAGCTACAGCTTCATTAGTATCAGAAGCAACATCACCATACTTAGGGTCTACATCCTTAGTTAGGTCTAGGGTAGCTTTGCCTGAACCACGACAATTACCAGTGGAGTCATAAACAACTGTACCATTAGGAGCTTCAGGGAATTTGATTTGCACATCACTTGGGGTATTAACAAAACCTGTATTTATACCAATCAGATTAGAGATAAAACCAGCAATCTGTGTAACAGGGAATTTTGTCTTTGATGTGCCCAAAGCTGTGTTAGTACCGTTGCGTCCTAGATGCAAAGTGTTAGCTTCTGCCGTATACGCATACATACCCTCATTAATACTGAAGATATTAGTACCGTTATTATGATGTTGACCAAAATCAACAAACCCACTAGCCGCAAACTGTTCACTAGCTAGCATTCGTGCAGCTTTCATGTTTGCTTCGCTTTGGCAATAGATTTGCCAACCAACATAACTACCGGATTTAATCTCTTCCGCTACTTGCTTTGTTTCATTCGCTAAGGCTTCAGTTTGCGTTTTCAGGGCTTGAGAATCAGTCTTGCTTTGTGCTGCGCTTGTAGCTGAAGCAGCCGCTTGAGTAGCCTTTTGCGTTGCCGTTGATGCAGCTTGTTCGGCACTCTGTTTTAGTGAAGTCATTTCACTAATTGCTGTGGTTGATTGCTGCGAAATAGCTGCTTTTTCTGTGGTGGCTAATTCCGTAATTTCAGTTTTGCTTGTACTAACTAAGGTGTTAATTTCACTCTTACTCGTTGTAGTAAGAGTTGTAATATCTTTTTTGCTCTGAGTGGCAAGCGCAGTGATCTCCTGCTTGCTAGTGCTCGTTAAAGCTGTGATTTCACTCTTAACGGTAGTCGCTTGCGTATCAATAGCCTTACTAATAGCGGTAGCCTTAGCATCAATTTCAGTTTTTGATGTACTTACAAACTGCTCAATATCTGTTTTGGTTTGCTGAACTTGAGAGGCTTTTAAATCCACATCGCTTTTTGCTTGGTTCACTAAAGCCAACGTGTCCGCCGCATCAGCCGCATAGCTCTTCGCTGAATACTTGCCAGGTTCAACTTCGACACCTTGCTCCGCATTAGAGTATTGACGAACAAGGTCTAGAGCCGCCTGTGTATTAGCTAGATCGTTTTTAATACTTTCAGACTGAGCGATCAGGTTTGTGATATCTGACACCAGTGTTTGAAGTGGCACAACCTCAATAGTTGAGCCGTCATCGGTGTGAATAAGAACTTTGTCAGCCGTTGATGTGTAATAACCTCGAAGGTCATCAAGCAACACTTGTTTTGAGTTGATAGCCGCCGCGACCATTGCGGCCACACGAGTCGCAATAGTTACTGAAGTATTTCGAATGATCGCATACTCACCATTTTCTGGTGGAATGCCAGTAAATGGTCTGAACAGTGACAAATGTTCGTTATCGGTGATCGATTCGACCTCATAAATACTGCCAGCTATGAACATGATATCGCCAGCTAGCGGTTTATTTCCGGCATCAACCCATAACGTACCAACGCCTACAACCTCTTTTGAGCCGTCGGTTACAGTTACCGTACCTCTTCGATACCAGCTACTACTCATTGTGCTCTACTCCAATTAATTAGCGTGGTTGGTTTTTGATATCAGCGCTCTTTTGTTGAACGATGCTATCTGCTTGGCTCTTGTCGCCTAGCATTGTTCTAAAGGCGTTTAATGCTGTGGTTGCACGAGCGGCGTTAGCAGTAAACTCCGCATCCTCACTAAATGCGCGGTAGACAAGCCACTCAATGATCGCGTTGTCGTACATCGGGTTTAGTTCGCATTTGGTTTCAGAGTCGTAATCGCTTTCAGTTATTGGCGTAGGCACTTTTGCAAATACGCACTCAATGGTTGTTCCAGAAACAACCGGAGGATACATATAGAACGTGGTTGGATTTCGGTCATCGTAAAGCCACGCCTTGGCCGCGTTAGCAAGAGGCTCTGAACGCCATTCAGGGCGATAATCATCAAGCATCTTCAAATCCACATTGCCAGAAATGGCAGCGCCGCCTTTGTTTCGCAGAACATCAACAACAAAACGGGCACCTACTGGAATTGTCTGAGTTGAACCCTCAACACAAACAAAGTCCTCATTGGCCGTTAGCGCATCAGATCGAATTGCTAGGATTGCTCGAACTGCCGAGTTGAACGCATCAACCCAAAACGCTTTATCCCAACGGATCATGTTTTTATCGACAACGAGACGAGCAGCCTCATCGATCAAGTGTTTGACCGGAGTGTTATTAGCAGACATACACACCTCTAGTAGAAATTGTGCTTACGCACTTTGTTTTTGAATGAATTGAAGTTGTCTTTGCTTAGTCGGTAAGCGCGGCGATAACCCTCGATAAATTCACGCTCGTACATCAACGCGAGATCAGGGTTAAACCAATTTGTGCCAACCTGTAGTCGGAGTCGGTAAGCAGCGCCAGCCGCTAGAGCCTCGCCGTAGTTTTCAACTAGGTATGAATTAAGGTTGTTCTCATCGAAATTTAGCTTTGGTTTTAGTACCGCCGTAACGGTCACTGCATCAAAGTCATTCGTGAATGTGAACTCGTTGGTTACAGGATCAAAAACGTAGTCGTCATTGACGTAAAGCGGAGAACCGCAATTACTCACTACGCTGTCAATTTTTAGAATTGCTGAATCGGTAGGAATGCCAGCAACCGGAATTTGCACACCAGACACAACGGCGGTCAATTTGACCTTTGTTTTTATGAACTCTGATTTCTCGCAAAACTCGCGGTAAGAGTCGCGCAAGGCGTCATCCATCATGATATCGACAACGCCAGCGCAACGCTGGCGCACTAACCGATATAAATCAGATAGTGCGCTCATCATTAAGCCTCTGGAATACCGTATTTAGCGTGTAGCTTGTCACGCACTGCCATGCGTAGAGCTGACGCATGTGTTTCGCCTTCTGGAACTTCCAACGCCAGCGGATCAATTGGAAGCTCTTCTGCTAGGATAACGGTTTCAAGTTTCGCCTTGGTGTATTTGGAAATGTTGACGACTTCACCATCAACCATAACGAGCCAAGTGTTTGCTTTCTCTTCTTCAGCTTTTAGTTGCGCCGCTCGTTCCGCTAGTTGCTGGCGCTTTTGCTCTTCAGCTTGTAGGCTCTCGATTAGAGACTGAGCACTTTCAGGAGTAGCAAAACAAGATTTGATTTGCAGTAATCGGTGCGCCACTTGTTCCGGTACGCTGGTTGGTTCGCCACGGTTAAAGTAGTAGTCGCGGCCAAGCGTGTTTACTTTTTTAATTGGCTTTTCACCGATCCAAACAATTTTCTTTTCTGCTGTCATAGTCAATACCCTTATGTGTATTCGATGTGTTGAGCTGCGGCCATTGCCACGGAACATATAAAAAAGGCCAGCCAATTATCTGACTGGCCTGTTTTTCAACAGAGTGGACTATCTTAGATAGTGCCGACTGAAGTGGTGTAAATCGCTAGACGGATCTTGTCTGCTGGAACTTTGGCACCTGCGAAAGTAAGAACTAGACACTTATCTTTTTCAGCAACATCTTCTGACGGGAAGTAACCAGCCGCATCCGAAGACAATACGCCAGCCGGAACCGCCGTAGCCGTGCCGATCACATCTTCTAACTTGGTGCCAACTTGAGGCGCATGAATACCATCACCTAACAAGGCTTCGTTCAGAGTAGCCTTAGCAGTTAAGCTTGCCACTGCTTCGCCGTTGGTAAGGATCTTCACTTCCACCAGCTTCACGCCAGCCTCTAGGCTTGCCGCGATAACTGAATCATTAATTTCTGCCGCCGGAACTTCAGCAAACATCACTGAAAGGTTACCGTGAGTACCGTTATAGACGTTTTGCTTAACGGCTGGTGATACTTTAACTGCCATTGCAATTCTCCTTTGATTCCGATGAATAAAGGCTGGCTAGATAGCCAGCCAGTCACTTATTACTTAGATAAACCGCCAACGGCTGTATCTAGCACCATTACGCCGTAGTCATTGATTCGGCCATTCTTCTCTTGGAAGCGAACTTTCTTAACGCCGCTCATCCAAGCGATAGACGTTTCACGACCGTTGCCGTGGTCAACCTTCTCGGTGTGCATAGAGAACTGAGCACCGCTTGAAGATTTACCGTAAGCCACTGCTAGCGCTTGGCCGCCAAGTAGGATTGCGCGGTCAATTACGGTAGTTGCTTCAACTTCAGTTTCAGTACCGTTGCCGCTTGCTGCGCCAACTTTCACTTTAGAGCCAGCATTGAAACGTACTGGTTTGCGGTATTGACGAACCAAGATGTTGCGCCACATTAGGCGGTCACCTTGGAATAGTGGATGCTTAAAGCCTTGCGAACGGTTAACCGCGTTCGCGATCAGCTCTTGCACTTTGCCAGCGCCTTGAACGTCAGCCCATAAGTCAGCCCATTGGCGTGGAGTAACAAATAGGACGTAGAAAGGCGATTCACCGTAAAGCTCATCTGCTTCGAAGCGGATAGGCTTGATTGGATGTGCCATTTCTTCTAGGTAAAGCGCAATTTCATCGATCTTCGCTAGAGTTAGCGTGTCGGCTGCCGAGATCTCTGCAACACCTGTTGCGTCACCACCGAAGAAGTGACGATCCGCTGTAGGAGCGGTAACAGGGTTAACCATGATTTCACCAAACATTGGATGATCCGCAGTTGGAACAATCATATCGGAAGGCATGAAGTCACCACGCGCACCAGCTACGTGATACGTTGCGATTTCATCTTGCAGATCGTTGAAGTAGTTACCAAGCATTGTACGAGCTACTTGAAGTAGGTTTTGCTTGGTGCGTTGTTGAGCCATCTTACCGCCTGAATCGACGTTATGACGGCCTTGATTAATGACTAATTCAAACTCAACTTTTGATAGAGACTCGCCACGACCTTCGATTTTTTTATCGCCCATCGTTGGCATACCGCCCAAGTTGTGGAACAAATCCATTTCAACTGTGTCACCAGCCTGTTTTGTAAGGTCGGTGATCATTACAACTGGCGCACCAGCTTCAGTTTGAGTTTTGTTTCGGTTGCGGTCTGCTGGCACTGCCTTTGGAGCTTTACCAGTTAGCATGTTTACAAAAGTGTTTTGGCGGCGCGTATGAGTAAACAGCGCGGCACCAAACGCTTTAGCAGCTTGAGCTTTAGTGATAGTAGTCATTATGAAATCCTCGACTAATCTAGAGCTATCACCGCTTGAGCTAGGAACTCTTCAACCTTCTCTGGCGACATATTGGCAAGTGATTGCTCAAGCGCTAGTGCGTCTTGATTCAACAATGCCTGATTAGCTGCCGCCGTAGTGTCCAGTGAAGAACCACCTAGACTAGACGGTGAATTAGGTACAACGGTTTGTTTTTCTGCCGTTTGTTGAGGTTGCTGCTGGCCTTGCTCGGCTTGTTTCTGTGCCTTTTCAGCATCAATTGACGCTTGAACCGGATCACCGAAAGCAGCCTTCACTCGGCGTTGCACTTCTGCAAAGCGTTCTTTTAGTGGCATGGCTTGGAACGCTGGATCATTCTTGAGCTTGTTGTCGATAACTAGGGCCATATCCCAACGGTCACGGTCACTCGATTCCCAAGTGCGAAGTTCTGTTAGTTCGTCAGCATTTAGCGCGTTAGTAACTTCGTTAACTCCGTCATTGGCTTCTTGTTGAGTGGTCGCAGCCTTACTTTGAAAACGCTTAACTAGCGCCGTTAGTAAATTTGCTGCCGTTTCTGGCAACTCATCACGCAACGCATTAAGCGCATTTTCATCGTTCAGCAATTCTTCAGGTAGCTTTTCAGGCGTAATGCCAGCTTCTTCTAATTGCTTGGTGTATAGCTGTAGTTTTTCCTTGGCGGTTGTAGCTTCACTTAACTGTTGCTCTAGCTCCTGCATACGGCTTGACGCTTCGCTCGCCTGATTGCGAGCCTTTTCTAGAACTGCATAAGGAATCGTATGTTTACCGTCCTTACTTGCTACCGCTGCATTGTCTGGATCAACTTCAATGTAGAGCTTGCCGTCAATCTCTCGAACCCCAATGCTATCTTTGGCCGCATTCGTTTTAGGCTCTTGGCCCTGTTCTGATTTATCTAGGTTGGCGTCACCTTTTGGCTGAGTAGTGTCAATAACACTTGGTAGTGCCTCATCTTCCTCGCCTACGCCCATTTCGTTATCAGTCGAATGGTTGTCTTGGTCATTTTCACCGCTGAGAACGCCCAAATCGTCATCTAGGTCAATTTCATCTAGCAGTGCGTCAATGTCTTCGACGTTGCCAGTTAATAGTGCTTGGTCAAGTTCTATAGTCATAATCCCCTCATGTGCGCTTATCGCTGCGCTTGCGTTTGGTTTGTGCTTATCGCCGCACTTGCGAACAAGAAAGCCAGCTAACGCAATCGCGCTAACTGGCTTTTTTATGTTCTCGTGTTGCGTTAGTTTTTCGCCGCACACTCAATTTGCTGATAAATGTACCACAAATTTACGAATGAAAACTAAAAATTAACGTTCGATGATTATCTAGGCGTAACGAGTCTCACCTGATTTAGTAAACAACAGGATTGCATTCTCTGGTGCATCTTCTGGTAAGTTGAACACATCCAAGTGCAACCAGCTCACACCCTCTTCCATTCTCGTTAGATAAGGGAATCGGTCTTTGTGTTTGATAATCAAATCACGCAACTCTTGAGCTGTGTAATGATTACTAATCAAATCAACAGCTTGCCCTCTACCATGCGCAGAGAATGGAGTGAAATGTTTGTCACTCGCAAGTCGCAGACCTGAGTAACCACGAGATCCACCAGCTTTCCAGTTGTTACAGATAAGCGCTGCTTTCTTCGGATCGATTTCACTAAGCAGCGTTCGCAGCTCATCAATGGTGATCAGCAATCGAGCATCCATACCAAGCATGGCCTTTTCACCACGCGCCTGATAAGCAGCTTTGCTCACAAGTTCCCAAGTCTTAAACCATTTAGGTCGATAGCTTCTTAGTCGTTTGTCATACATGGCTTTTCTCTCCAAACAATTACGTCTTATGCACTCATCTTTCTGTAAGCTTCTAGCTTGTAGATCTCTTCGAATGTGTTGTTAAAACTCACTTGTCGGCCAATCTGGTCACGCCAGTTTTCAGGGTCGATACAAGTTGCTGGTTTACCAACAACAACAAAGCCGCCTTTCATCTTGATGCCGCAATACATGAATTTATTACCTGCAAGCGTGACGGTTTGAAAATCAATCTCTTCAATTCGATCAACAATGTCTTGAGGCTTTACACGTTTGCCAGTGCAACCTAGCTCTTCCATCATTTCTTGAATTTCAGTATTCGGCTTAAACTCGGCTGGTAATTTCATTTACTTACTTCCCCCACTTCATAAACTTCATTGGTTGCTTTGTGCGACCTAAGCCCTGCATCATCGTTGAGCCTAGCCAAAACACGATAGCCGTTGAGAACGCGCCCATTACCTGACCTGCGATCATGATAATTAGTTGCTCGTATGATTTTGGAACCGTCCACCAAAACAATGAGCAAAACATACCTGACACCATGACACACAAGATCAGAGTTAACGCTGAAGGCATCCAGTGATCGCCGTGTGCGTCTCTCGCGTCTTGTGTGTCTGTTAGCTGCATAGATAACTGGTTAAGCGCCATTTCTTGCAACTTAACTGCGTGTTGATTCTGAAACTCAATAATCTTTGTTAGAGCTTCAGGGTTTTCTATCAGCTCTTTGATAACGGCGTCCGGTGTATCTTTGACGCCAAGAACGCCAGCGATCAGAGTACCTATTGTTTTACCAGTGGCACCGCCAAGTAATGAACCAACCAAAGGGGCGGATTCGCCCACAATGTTTTTAACTTGTTCCCACACTTCTAGTTACCTCTTACATTTAGATTTGAAGGTTTAGCAATTGCTGGTCGATGTTCGCTAATATTGCATTAACTGTGCTATCTGCTTGTGCTTTGACTTCTGCGACCTCCTGTAAAACTTTCGCAGTTTCGGCCTCAACCTTGTTGTCTTTAACGTCTTGGCTTTCTGCATCACGTTGTAGTTTGGCAATCTTGGCCTGTAGTTCTTCAACCTTGGCCGCGCCTAAAGCAACCTCGTTTTGTAGCTGCTGCATTTGAATTTCAGCCATTTCTTGCTGCTTGCGTTGTTCTTCCTGCATAGCTGCTTGTTCTTCTGGCGTCATATCTTCCGGCGCTTTTGGAATGTTTAGAGTTTGTCTGATACGGTTCAGGATCTCTTGCTTGTTAGGTACATCCATTAACTCGATAACCATATCTAGCGTTGCCATTTGAATTTGTGGTGGCAACTGAGCAACTAGCGCGGTTAGTTGTTGAGCCATTTGAGCGCGGAATGTAGCAGTTTGCTGGATTGGAGCTTGAGCAATATGACCTTTCCAACGCTTAACGTCGTTGGTCACTGTGCCGTCGTCATTGGTCACGTTTAGGTGAATGACTTTTCGCTTATGAGCGTCTTGCTTGTTGACCGTTACAGCGATATTGCTTTGCTTCGCTAGGTCTTCGATTAGGTAGGCCATTAACAGATCAGCCACTCGTGTTCTCGAATAGTGATAGTTGTCATTGATCTCTGCTAGCGTAGTCGCGCCTTGTTCTACTAGCGAGTTAATAGCCACTCCGCTGGTGGCTGAAGAGTCTTGGCCCAACATTGCATTGTAGATACCAGCAACGTCTTGGATTTGCTTCATTGAGTCCTGCATAACAGTAAACTGCTGACTCGCAATATTGAAATCTTGCTGAATCTGGATAGCTTCGCTTATTGATTTCTTGTTCTTGCGATCAGGGTTTAACTCAATGTAACCGTCTGCGCGTTCGACCTCTTCTAGCAAGTCCTCGCGGCTCATATTGGTTGCGTCTTGGTCTGCAATGACACGTTTAGCTTGTAGCAACCACGTAAGCTTCATACGACGATAGTTGATCTCATCTTGAGCACTAATCATTCGGCTTACAACGCCGTAAGGTTGGCCGGATTTATCCATTCGATAACCGAAGAACGGAACAATTGGAAAGTATCCGTTCGGTGCAACAGATTTACGATCAACAATTCTATGGATACCAACAAACCACGCTTCGCGTACTGCTGACCATGTAGCAATTCGTGGTTTAAATGTACCCATTTTTACGCCAACGGCTTGAGCGATATTATTTGGGTTGTATTCAACTGTTCGGCCATTCTTTAGGTCGATGACATAACCACGTCTAAATGTGCGGTAGTAGATTACCTGTAAGCAAATACGGCCACGCGCCTGATCTAACCATTCAGACGTATTTCGATCCCAACTCTCAAATTCATGGTAAGCAGCAAGCAAATCTTGGTCTTGCTCTTCGTAGCTTTCAAGGTTTGCAAAGTCTTCCCAATTATTCATTGCTTGGCGAATGATTTCGGCGTGTTCAGGGAAATGAGCAATAGCTTCGTCCACATCCACCCAACGTTTACGCAGCAACCATCGAGCATCAGACAAGTCGGCCTCTTGAGCGTTCCAGTCCCACCACATTTCCTGACGACGAACTGGCTTGATGTTGTAGCTACCGCCATAGAAAGGATCGTCATTTCTGGTAACTTCTACCCAACCAATACCAGCTTTGATTTGTGAAGCGTAAGCGTCGGCGTTGGCGCGATCAGCTCGTGCAAGTCGCCACGCATCTTTAAATTTCTCCTGAAGCGCGTCGCGTAGCTCTTCGCCGTCATCGTCATCGGCTGCAAGCACAAGATCAGTTCGTGTTCTTGCTTCCATACCTAAAACGGCGTCAATAGCTGGCGCTATTAGGTTATTGATAATGATCGGCTGTCCACGTTCTTCGTAGACTTGTTTTACTTCCGGCGCTAGTTGGTTGCCGTCGTAGTAATCACAACACTTTTGCGCTGGGTCGCGCCAGTTTGGTTGTGCTTCCACGTTTGAGACTAATCGGCGTAATTGAGCAAGGTTAAAGCCCTTGCCGTCATGCTCCGCATGGTCTTCATTCCAAGCCATAAATTCTCCCCTCACTTAGTACGCCAATCGCTTGATCGCTTGGTGCGTGGCTGTAACTTGGTCATGGTTCTAGGCATTCGAACAACCATTTCTAGCGCAATCGCATAGCTCATCACTTGGTCATCAAATGCGCCTTCAATTGCGTTCATGCTTCCTTTGGAGTCATAAACGTAGGTATTCAGCTCTGTAACTGTCCCGATCCATCGAATGCCCGACGTATTATTGCGCAATTGCTCATTTAAGTTTGAAATAATTATCGGCTTGGATTTACGAGTGGTAAGCCAGCCTAATCGCCCTGTTTCTTCGTCCTCATCTTCCTTGTCGTGGTGTTCTTCTTGGTAGATTCTGGATATTGGATAGATATCGCGTAGAACGTTTAAAACGGCGTGGCCGTGGTTGTTTCGTTCTGGCGCAGCGTAGGCCGCTCTGCCGTTTTTACCTGCGTACATCTTGCCAATGATTGCGATAATCTTTGCAAACTGGTCTGTGTCGATATGACCAAACCAATGAGCAACTTGATTGCCAGTTTCGTCCAGCACATCAATTGAACCTCTGTCCCCATGTTCCAGACCTTCCGCAACGTCAGCGCCAAGGGCGTAATCCTTTTCTGGATCAGGCAATTCCCAAATAAGCAAATAGCCCTGTAAGCCGTTCTGCATGTTCTCGCTTTTACCTTCACGGTTTACGCTATCTCGAACATCAAACATTGCGCCTGTCTCTGGATTAACGTCATAGACAAGCAACGGTTTGGTACAAGCTGACTCCGCAGCCATACAGGAAGGAGCGCTAAATACACGACGGCCTGACGTTAAGAACGCCTCTTGTGGTGTACTTGGATACTCTTGTTTTGTGTACTCTTCGTAGTGGTTATAGGTTTCGACATACCACTGCTTTTGCTCATCCGTTAACGGTCTACCCAAGTGACGGATCACGAATGGCTCAATCGACTTAAAGTATTCAATAAAGTATTTGGATAGCTTCAATCCGCCTAATGGCAATGGTGAGTAATATCTAGGATGAGTGAACCAAGGAATGAATCTAAAGTGGAAATCTTTAGCACCTAACTCCACTCCGCTATGTGCTCGTTCCTCGGCTTTCTTACACAACTCAAAAAAGAGTCCTGCCGCGCCTTCTGCCGTCGATTCAATAAAGAGTTTGCAACCTTCGTGAACAGTAGGCATCGAACCTGTTTGGATCTCTTTGGCCTTTTGTGGGTAACCTGCACAAATACGGCCTAACTCTGAAATATGTAGAAACTGCAACGTACCGGAACGGAATGACGTTGCAACACGGATTCGTGAACCATTGGAAAAACTGAGTCGGCCACCGTTAGCGCCACCAGCTCGTTGAACTACACGAATGCGAGAACGCAAGTAATTAGGCAAATTGTTATATGGAAAGACAACCTTTGTCTGGAAGATAGCGCCAGCACTTTCCAAATCCTGCGCGATAATACCTGCGGCATAGTTCTTATTGAATAAACACGAGTCCAGCGCGTACAAGTCGATAAAGGTACTAAAGCCCAACTGACGCGCTTTAAGAATCAATTCAAAGGTGTGGGCTGTTTCAAAGAGATCTCTCTGAGCGTCACGCATTCGAAACGTGACAACTCGACCTTTATCATTCTCTATCTTGTAAAGGTTGTTTAAGCGCCATTCCTTACAGGTCATATAGTTCCTGAAGTAACGGCGCTTCTCTGGCCGTGAAAGCGCTTTGAATTGCTGATCGGTAAGCGCTGGCATAACTAGGTTTATGCCACGGCCATTAATAGAGTCCTTATATGGCTGAATACCATCATTCATCATCGTTCAACACTCCACCTTTTTCTTTGAAGCGCTGAATGATTTCATCGTCATCCAAATCTTGAACTTCATCTAGCAACATACCTAGATCATCATCGTCGCCTAGACCTTCACGTTGTTTCTGGTCGAGATCATGACGAGCAAGCGCAGCTTGAGCCTTAGCCTTGTCAGTATTCGCTTCGGCCAACGCAATGCCTTTGCGTTTAAGGTTGGTATCAACTTCGACTTGTGTGGTTTGAGCGATAACCTTGCTTATTGCTCGATTGGTTAATCGACGGTTCGCCATTTGGCCCTCTAAATACTCAAGCTTTCCGGTGTGGTGGCAAACCATGCCAAAACTCGACTCGATTCGTTTCTCAAGTCGGTCAATAAACTCCTGCTCTAGTTCTGTAGGTTTATCGCCACGTTCTTCCAGCTCTTTGAGGAAGTCGGCTAATTCATCTTTGTATTGCGTGTAGCACTCAAGCGCCTGAAGAGCGGCAAGCTTATGCACTTCTAACTTAAATTCGTCATCGACTTGATGAGAGTATTTAACTAGGTTGCCAAATGCTTTAGTCATCAAGCCATGCACGAAAGCGTTGCTATTTCCCTTTGGAGCACCAGCGCCAACTCGACGGCCACCGTGTCCATTTTTGGCACTTGATTGATTCGCGGTTTTCTTGCGTTTGATTTTGGTTTTGGGCGGTGTAATCCCTTTTGGTTGTAATTTTTCGCCCTGAACTTCTTCGTTGTTCGCGTTCTGTTCGCTTGGTTTGTTCTCTTTTCTCTGTAACAGTTTGTTATTTAAGTATTTTCTTGCTGTGGAGTAGACTAAACCATTGCGAACACAAAACGTCTTAACGTCAACGCCAGTTTCTTCGTATTCGCTAAGGTATTGTTTTTTAATGCGTTCCCAATTAATTCTCGCCACTTCTCTAACTCCGAGTGTTCAATTGCGTCAACATATTATCACTGTTCAGTGCTCATTGTTTTCGTTCGATGAACAAAGGCACGTTCTAACCAGCCTCTAAGCTGGCCTAAGTTGTCCGATGCAATCTCAATAACAATCCAGCCTAAAAGCTGCGCTTCGTTCATCTTCTCTCTGTCGTTTGCAAAGCCAACGCCGCGAGTATGACGCCCATTTGAATGAGTACCGCCGTGAACCTCCAAGGCAATCTTTAAGTCGGGCCAAGCGTAATCCATTCGCCATTTGCGAGTTGGATGAAATAGAACTTCAGTTTGATATGGTGGCAAGCCGATAAGGTTGCGCTGAACACGCGCATGTAGCTTCTGGTAAGCCTTGCTAATGTCCCTTTGCTGTTTGGTCGGTGTTTTGGCTTGGCTTTCGATAAAAGCCTTTCCTAAGTGTCTGACGGGGATATAAACGGCCATATCTGTTCTCACCTGTGAACTTTATGACACGAATGATAACAAAAAAGCCAGCTTTAAAGCTGGCTTGTTTAGTTTAAATATGCGTTCGAGGATTATTTTTTATCTTTAAATACTCCACGTTTACGAGCGATGAATACACCCATAAAAAGAATGGCAAAGTATTCCACGATTATTAAGATGCAATTGAACATTTCTTGAGTTATTACTTCAGCGTTCATGCTAACAACCTCCCGAACAAACAATTACTCTACATCTACATGGTTCATGTGGAACTCAATCAGATATTCCTCATCTTCTTGGTAGAACTGCAAAGAGTAGTCTGAGCGTTCGATACATTTGAATTTGCTGTTCTCTTCCATATCCGGCGCGTAAAAGTCGTATTTCTTGTTTAGGAATGCTTTGACTCTTTCTTTACTAGAGAAGTAATTAGTATGCGTTGATAGCGGCTCACCTCGCTTAGTAGAAACGCGCACCACTTCATAGATAGTAATGCCTTGGCGGTATTCTGGACGCTCACACTCAAACACTTCTAGGCGGTTTTGCTTCCAAGCAAGGGCTTTGATTGCGTTACCCTTAACGGCTTCCAATGCTTCACGCGCTTCGTTCTCTGAATCCCAAGAACCACACCAGCAATAAGCAATGTCTAAGCAATCTTGTTGGATTGGTGACGCTTCGTTGTAGAAGTTACAAACGGCCTTTGCAGTTGCCTCAACGCCAGATTTAGAAAGATTCATTAGTAGATTGCCTGTTTGCGCCACCAGCTCTTTAAGATCAGCAATAGCAGCAGTAGCAAGTTTGATTTGTTTTTCTTTTAAGTTGGTCATTTTGGTCATCCTCGTGTCGAAAGGTGCAATTTTGTTTGCATGTAAAATATAGCCCCGTTGTTTTCGTTTGTAAACAAAAAGACACGAACGAAAACAAAATATTTTTTTGAGGATGATCAAAAAAGGCCGCTATTGCGACCTTTAGGCATAAAAAAACCGCCTCGAAAGGCGGCTTTTAATCATCAGTTTTATAAGAACCGGATGCAGTAGTCCACTAGGGTTTTCTGCAAATCTTGCTTATCACTAATCAAAACCATGGCGTAAACCGTATCTGTCGCATCGTCGTATTGATAGATAAGTTTGAACCCATCAAAACTAAACTGACGAAAGTGATACACTCCAAGCTGAGTTAGCTCATAACAAGCCGGATATATGGCCGGATTGCTCTCAACGTTCTGCTCGAACGTCTCAATCAAAGTTTCAATTCTCTCTACTACGCTAGTGGAATCATTCCATTGTGAGTAGTAGTCAATACGTTCTTCTGCTGTGTTAGCGAACGTTTCCGTATAAACAACATTGGCCATCTTATGGTCACCTTATGATTTCTTGGCGGCCAATCTCTCCTTAAACGAACTCGATGACATTGTGCGACCTTGGGCTACGTCCTTGCTACTGATAGTAACAAGCTTCATCAAGGCTACTGCTTGATCGCGCTTTAGTCGTTCTTCGTATGATTCCACCACATAAATCGGCTTACCGTTTTGTGTGATCGTCATCGCTTCATCTAGCGGGAGATCGGCTGCATTTTTCTTTAAGTAGCTTACCGTCTCAGTACGCATTGCGGATATTCCTTGTATTGCTGGTTGAATAGCATAGAGCGTTTCGTTGCGTTACCAACTATACATCAATACTGCGATAAGTCCAAATTTAAACTAAATTTAGCTCACGCCCAACATTGTTTAGTCGATTAAATGAATTTTATCAGGATGAACCACAAAAGAGACTTCTTGGAGGTGTGTTGTAGACGAAAAAATACCGCCTCGTTGGGCGGTATTGGCAAATGGTGTTTAAAGCGTACTTAGTATTTTGTCTGCTAGTACCTTTTCCATAGCCTTAAAGTTTGATGCTCTAAATTCATTGTCCATTATCTTCAGTGGCTTGTTGCTTCGAATCTGGTCTACCACGAACTGGCGGCCTTCACTCGATTTCGGATAGTAATAGACTGGTGATATTGAATCGCAGATACGATACATAGTGATAGGCTGCGCATTCACATCTATAACCATTTCTTTCGGGTACAAGTCATAACAACTTTCGTCCAGCTTGCTAAATATCACTCCTGTTGGTGAATAGATAGCTACCATTTGCTCACTCTTTGAAGCTAGGCCGATACCACCGTCTCGGTATTCCCATGATTTAGAGTTAATATCCGCTGCGGTTGCCAATGTTGAGAACATCATTGCAATTGAAAAGATAATTTTATTTTTATTCATAGTATTACCCTGTCATAGATACAGTGTTGTAAAGGCCACCAGCTCACTTGCTGGTGGATATTCAAAGCGGCTAAAGGTTTACCCAAGTAACTGCTCCGCTCTTATGCTGGTACGGAACTGGCTCGATTCTGTGTGCGTTCTCAAGTACCCATGGATTGCACCACTTGAGTAGTTCCGGCATGGCGGCATAATCTACCTTGTGCTTATCGTAGGCCGCAATCAATTTGTCTTTTGACAATGGCCCTAGCGAGTCAGTTAAGTTCGCTAGGCCAACTATCAAGCCAGTGCCCTGTTCTATCAGGGCAATGGTGCCTCGAATGTTGGTACGTCGTGAACGCATTTCCCAAACCTTCAAGCCATCGAGAATCAAATTGACCCAAGGCCGTTTTATGATGAGTCCTTTACTCACCTCAACGCCGTTAATCAGCATGTTTCTCGCCTTCTTTCATAATCGAAGTGACAGCCGCACGAATACCTGTCTCTAGTGTTGCGTGATAAGTTTCTGCCAGCTTGTGAGCAACTAAAGAGGCCATGATTTCGTCGGAGCTTCCATCCACTTCAATACTTGCCATAACTGGCACACAAATAGAGTCAGTTGAGCAAACAACGCCTGTTTGGTTTGGCACCTGTTTAATTTCGATAATGATTTTAGCCATTGCCGTTACTCCTTTATTGCTCGTCGTCACCGATAAGTTTGAATCGTTTTAGTTCTGGATAAAAAGCTTCTGGTTCGTTGGTGATTGCACATAGCTCAACATGTTTTGCTTCTAGTCCCGTTTTACGTTCGAACGCCTCACGAATTAAAGTTAGCAAATCCATTTCATCCAATTGGACAACGCCGTGAACCTCATTGTTTGCAACTGTTGCGTCTTTCCAAACAATGAAAAGAAGATCGTTAAGTGTCATGGAGAACTCCTTTATTTAGATTCTGTTCAATAATGAAATACATGGCCGGAGCCGGTATGTGATATTTAGATTTAGTTGCAAGTGTCTGTAGTTAACTGCCAAAGGCCGTCATATTTAACCAATCCCTGCTTTCTTAACCGCTGCAATGACGAACTGATTTGCTTAGCAGTAAACTCAAGTTCGCTTTGCTTTAGGAACGCCACAATGTGGGCCGATTGGGATTTGCCGCTTTCCAGTGCGTACATGGTGTAGTAATCAATGCACTGTCTTGGGTCTAAAATTAATCTTCTTGCCATGGATTACTGCCTGTTGTGGCTTACTCAAGCCGCCAGTGGCGGCGGCTTGTCTTAGGGTTTCAATGCGTTGTGAAGCGCTTCGCGGCTCTTGTGGAAACATGCACCGCCTATCAGCTTCATTGCTTTGCTTGTGTTCGTTGAGAAAAACACATCTATCTGATCGAGTTGGCTACTAGGTAAGTACGCTTGCCGTTGAGTCCACTCTTTGAAAGCATCCACCAGCGCATTTAACTCGTCTGGTGTCAGCGTTCTCATTTCTTTTTGCCCTTTTTGCGTTTCTTCTGTTGGTTCAACTTAACCATTTGCTGCACTTCAGGGCTGTCTACCGTGTACCACTGGCGGCGGCCATTAACGATCTTCGGTTTCAAAGGCGTTTTTGGTGGCTCCGGCTTGCGTTCCGGTTTTTGCTCCGGTTCGCTTGGCTGGCGACTTTCCGCTTTCGGCGTCTTGTCTCGAAATAAAGCGCCACCAATTGCGGCGAATACTTTGCCGAAAAAACCTTTTTTCATGCTGTCTCCTTGAATGGTTTTTTAATTAGTGAATCTCTAAACAATTTGATTAAGTTGATTAACTCGTTTGGCGTTTGAGGCTTCTCAACACCGATTAGATTGAGTAGTTGCTGGTAATACTTACTTTGGCCCCGTTTTAGGTGAACAAGCGCCGCTTCCATCGTCACTTTGATATTGTTCGACTCGATCACCGATAAGCGAGAAACAACGTGGTCACAGTCAGAAATGAATCGAGTTATTTCATCAACAAGTTGAGCCTTTAGCTTTTCTGCGTCGTCGTTCTTTGGCTGTACTTCATTACGAAATAGGCTAAAAACTTGCTTCTCATCAGTAGACTGGCGGCGTTGGTGCGATTCAACCATTGATAGAAGTTGCTCTGTCACGTTGTACGCTTCAGTTATCCGGTCTATTTCGTGCTGTAGAACTTGGATTACTGCGTTAACCTCGTTCTGCTTTAGCGGATCAATCGAGTGACGAATAGTGTTGCAAGTCTTAACCCATGCAGCAGATGAAACGTGTAGCTGAGATAGCTCGATAGTTCTTGCGAACACCGATGACTTTGACCTACCGCGCATAGCTTCAAATGTGCGGATCATTTCCATAAAGTCTTGCTTATCTCGTGTTAGGTTTTTAATGAGCTTGTTGTACTGACACTTAACTAAATCATTCATAGAACACACAACCTTATTGCTTGTTACCTTTGTGAAAGATGATTTCTTTAATGAAACTTATCGCTTGCTCTGGCGAGTCAAACAGGAACGGGCCGCTGTTATCTCCTAGCCATATCCATTTGTTTTCGGTCAATTCGCCCTTACACATCACTCGATGGGTTTTTGTCGGCTTTCCTTTGCTAAAAACGAAGTCCCAAAACAATGAATATTTAAAAGTGAGTCCTTCAATATCTGCGGCAATCTTCGCGTTTTCGCGCATCTTGGCACTTAACATCATGCCCTCCTTAGTGAATGCGAGTTTCTTGTTTCGCTTTCTCTAGATGGCGCAATGCTTCGCTCCAAGTGGCTGAGTTGCGTGCCTTAATAACCGCAACCTTGGCGCGTTGGGCGTTTGGAAGTTCAGAAATCAGATCGGTTATCTGATCACATGCCAGGTTAAACTCGTGAGTTTTGTATAACGAAAAGCTCAATAGCTCCGCATCTTCAAAATCACTAATTAGGTCGGTGATCCGCTTGTTCGCGGCTTGAATGGTTTGTTGGTTCATGGTCTGGTTCCCTTGTGTTACTTAAACAAATGGCCGCACATGATTGCTGTCAGAATCATTCGACGCGATGCAGCGTTAACGCCGTGGTCTATCATCACTTTCGAATGGTTTGTGAGTACGTGGTCTAAAACGTTCTTCACAAATAGCTCTTGCATTTGCAGCCTTTGCCGAGTTGCTTTTTTGGCTTTCTCTTTTGCTTTGGTTTCGTAGTGATTGACGTAAACACTCAACACTACGTAAAGAACAACTGTTTGCGGCACAGATAGGTATCCGTTGTAATTAAGTATCCACTCGATGATACTTGTTGCCGTCATTGTTCAAAATTCGCCTCGTTCGCTTTCTCCCATTCGTTAACGATGAAATTAAGAGTCTGATTAAGCTCATCGTCACCGTTAACTTGCCATGCACTAACTTGCGTCGTTAATGCCGCTAACCCTTTTTGAGAGAGTCGAGTACCTTCTGGCAAATCCAAGTCGTTAAACTTAACCAACTTAATGATCTTTTGTGGTTGAGCACCTTCACTAACCCACACGCCATAAGGCTTAGTCGTGATTGCCTCTAAGCGTTTTAGCATCTTGAAAGTGAGCATTGTTAGCCCTCAATAGTCCGTCTTGTTTGAGATAAAAATATAAACTCGTAATTCTCGTTTGTAAACAAAAATTATCGCTCGAAAACTTAATTTCTACTAAAGCATAAAAAAGCCCCCATATTTGGAGGCTGATATCACTATCGTTCCAACATGGAAAGTTTGTTTTCGATATCTTTGGCAATGACTTGCAGCTTGCTAGAAAGCCGTGATCGAATGATGCACATAAGAATCTGCTTATCTTTTTTGTACCAAGTGTAAAGCGTATTACGGCCTCGCCCCGACTCGTCCTCAAGGTCGGCAACTGTTAAACCAAACTGCTTTAAATACTCTGCTAGATCGTATCCCATAGGCTCACACCGTCTTTAGATGCTCATTACACTCTTTAATAACGTCCACCAGCTTATCTATCGTTAAAGAGCTGGCCGAACGCCCCTCAAATTCAGCAAATAACTCATGCAATACCATGCACTTTGTTTGCTGCTTTAGAAACTTTGCTTCGTCTAGCATTCGGGTAAGGCGCTTGATTGCCTCTGCCTTGCGAATAACTAACTGAACCGCGCTTAACTTAGGCGCACTCAAATAACCGATCACGGCACCTAAATCGCGCTCTAATTGCTTAATCTCGCTCACGCTCATCGGTTTTTGCCTCTTCTTCGATATATTCCGAAACAGTCTCGTTAAAGAACACCGTGAAATCCGCACGAAAATCACTAGGAACGTCGCAACCAAGCTCCATAACGTATTCGCAAGCTTCCGAGAACTTAGGACAATCTGGATACATCAGAATGATTTTAGCCAGTTCAAAACACGTAATTTCTGCGTTTTTTTGACTGACGGCATGATTAACAAGCGATTGCCAAGCAATGTGATTCATCACTGAGTAATTGCAAAACTGCGGCTTAGTTTGAATGGCCGCTTTAACTAGAGTCGGCAACGTTCCGGTGCGCTCTGCAATTACATTCGCCAGAATGGTTTTCATTGATTCGCAATTTAAGTCAAACCATAGAGCATCAAGTTCCGCTTGGTCGCTGTAGGCTAGTTGGACGTAAGCGCTTGCAAATTCTGGATTATCAAAACCAAGTACGTCTTGGAAAACAATGGTCGCTGCGTCAATGGTATTCACTACTTTCTCCTTAGCTGTCTTGCTTACTAACTTCGCCTAGTTCGGCCTCTTCCGGTGTAACTGCGTCGATAACAGTTATCTGGCCGGACTCTTCAAGCAACTTGCTTAGTCGGGCCACTTCTTCTTGTAGTTCTTTGATTTGGCTTTCTTGTTGCTTGGTTCTGAGTAGGTAGTAATTCGAGTTAGCAATACCAAAAGAAATGTTTTCCATAACGATGTTCGATACATCCTCATGGTCATGTAGAAGAGCCAAGGCTTTAGCCGCTGCTAAGGAACAAAGCTCACTAACGCTAACAGGTTGCAGAGTGTTGGCTTCCATCTGTTTCAGTAGTGATCTTGATTTCGAAAGAATCCCCTCGGCTAGTAGCTGTTCTTGCGTTGACAGTACAATCTCGCGTGTCATAGCTGGATATTTCCTCGTTGTTCTCGTAGATAGTGACAGACTTGTACGAACCGACTAGCTTGGCTAGCCGGATCATAAACTCATCAAGGTTTAAGCGTTTCGCATCAGTGAATACGATTTGACGAGCTTGAAGTAATTCGGATCTTTTCTGCTCCGTCGTCTTTTGATTCGTCGCTTTCATTGTGGTGTTCAGAATCCTTGCATTGGCAATCTTCACAATCGCACTCTGTAAGTTTCACGCTGCTCAAATCCACACCTGCCATCTTTGCAAGAGCAATAGCTGTTACCTTTGGAAGAAGTTGAGGTATAAGCTCTTTGATCACCTCGTTCAAAGCACAACCGATGTGATCAGCGAGATTATTGTTAACTGTAGGAAACTGTTCGTGTTTAATGCCTAGACCTACTCTTTCATCATCCTGAATCTCTGGATTAATGGTTAAGGCGATTTTAAAACCTTCCCTTTGCACAAACTCTTCAAGAAAGTTCATTAGTTCTGGTCGTGTTTTGCTGTTTAGCACTTTTTGGTCGGTCATTTGTTCATACCTATTTGTTGAATTAGCCACAAAGGGCTTAGAAGAAAGCCGCTCGTCATAAGCAGCGTTCCAATCAAAAAAATTATGGTCGATGTCTTATTTGTTAGCTTTCGATTCATAGAATCATAGAACGACAACACCGAAATCATAAAAAGAGCGTGACCAACAGAGAAGATCACGAATCCAAACAAAACAACAATCAAGCCTATTTTCCCCTGTGTTTTGTCTGGTAATACCTTGCGTCACTTTGTGTTGCGCCATTGTGCCATAGCAACAATTTCTTTTGTTGGCGCTAGCTGGTGGCGGCCAAATGGGATTTTGTTTTGTCGCATTATCTCGATGACTTTAGGAACTAAGTGGATACTTAGCCCTACTACTCGGTAATGCTCAATCTGTGGAATTGCTCGGCCTAGCTCGAACGCTAGGTACTCAACTGCATCTTGTTCTGAGCAATGTCTATGGATAGAAAGGAGACGAATAGCTGCGTTAAATCCTATTGCCGCGATTTCATCTCTCGGTGAAATTTTGTTTTTGGTCATGTCAGTCATACCTTGCAATATTCATTGAACAAAAATAATTGTATCCGTTCGATGATTATACAAACAAACCTAAATATTGGAATTTATGTTTTCAAAAATGTTGCGTTGCTTCGCGTCCTCTCGCACCAACTCTTCAAAGCTCCATATTCCGGTAAGCTCTCCAATCTGATCGAGCGCTTCTAGTGGCAATTTAGACCACGCATATTCCACCAGCTCTAAATCTGTACCAACCTTGTTGAAGAATAATTGCTTGCGACTACCTAGCGGATCGTGTCGTACTGGTTCGCCTTCTGGTATTGGGTTGCCGCCAGTTGCGCCTCGATGGTGAACGGGACAAAGGCCATAACCAAAAAAGTGAGCTAGTGGCTTAACCGCACCTTTCTCACTCGAATGATGAAACTCAACGTATTCCAACGGTTCAGGCCAATCATTCGGGTGACCAAGCTTATCGCAAGCTATACAACCACAACGTTGAATCACGGCCTGCCCATAGATCTGTTCTGCCTTTGTCGGTTTGCGACCTTTCATTGCTCTTCTCCTGTTTTCTAGGCACAAAAAAAGCGCTGCATTCACTGAATGCAACGCTCTAACTCAAAAGCGATACTCTAAAGCGTCACTGTTAACGCCTCGGCTTGTTCTTTTAGATCTTCAATCATGGCTCTTGGATAGGAGCCAAGCTCCTGAATGTTGATAGGCAGTAACGTATCTGCGTCAACTCCTAAGTGATCGGCTATAGCGGCCATTATTTTCTTAGTTGAGTAAGGCTTCATTCTCTGGCTCAAAGCCACTTGCTGATAGCCAGCTTGCGCAAACACGCCTTTTTTGTAGTAGTGATAAGTGATCAGGTAGTAGGTTAATACTTGGTTAGGATTACTCATCTAATGCGTTCCCCTAAATAACTGCTAATGTCTCTTGGTATTTTTTGAATAGTTCTAACACTCGCCCTTTGGCCGCAAATCGCCCTAACTGTCCACCAGCAAACCATAATCCGGTATCTGATAGTGAGAGAAGTTGAATTTCTTTCTTGAGCGCGGCTTTAAAGTCCTCAATGAGCACCATCTTAGTGAGAACGGGGAACGTCCCACTATTCACTGTGATTGGTCTAGTTGGAACGTCATAAGCTTCCACTAGCTCTTTAGCCTTTTGATTGGATAGCCCGTAGTGAATACCCAAACCGGAAACAATCGCATATCCAGCCGGAATAAAATTGCGCTCTAACTCGTCAATTCGTCGATGAGCGTCGTTGGCCGTTTCAATGGCCTGTTTGGTCTGCTTCTCCTGTTCAACTAGAGCCTTTGCTTGCTCAAGTAACCATTCCGCGCTTGTTCGCGGCTGTTCGGTCAATGAATAGGAGCCATGCTTTCGAATGTTTGGTAACACTTCGTGAGTGATCCAACGCTGAAACGGCTTACCCTTTGGCGCTTGGCTGGAAAGAATCAAATCATACATACCAGCCTCGTTTATTACCGTAAGCCGTTGATTTAACTCTAACGTCGAGCAGCTCGACGTTGGAAATTCGGCCATTAATTGCTTTAGCGGCTTCTTATCTTGTTCTGAAACATACCGATTAACCGCATCACGAGCGTTCACAAGGCCAAGCATTGCGCCGACCTCGTTCCCGATAAACCAAGGATCGTTATCCATATCAATGATGACGGTCAGATCCCCAAAAATAGGTTTGTTGAATTTGGTTATGTTCATCAACGTAATTCCTTAAAACATGGTTCTTTTGGTCATACCCTGCTTACACACGAACACGCACTATTGGCTTAACTTCAGTCATGCAATGAATATCAATAGAGTCGCCTTGCGGCGGCTCATAACACACGACTTTGAAATCATTCGGATCTACTGGCTTTTTAGGTCTAATGAATTGGCTATATCTCTTCCCGTTAAGCTTGAAATCGTACTGATAAGGCAAGTCTCGTAATTTCATGCCTACCTCACCAATTTGAGTGATTTCAATCTCGCAACGATTACGCCAGCTAGAAAGTAAATCATCACCGTAAATTCGATGCCGAACTTAGCCAGCATGTAGATCGCTAGTGCGCCGTGTATCGCTACTAGAACGGTTTCACTAAAACGCATAACTCACCTAGAAACGAAAACGATGCTTGATTTGTTGAATGTTGTGGAACACTGGCAAGTGAAGCTTCTTTGCGTAAGCAACTTCAGCGAATGCGCCAACGCTAGTTTTCCAGTTCGGCAAGCAATAAATCGCGTCAACTTCACGAATCATTGCCATTGCTATATCCATGTACCCTTGTTCGCTTAATCCTTCTGGCAACATCAGTGTGTGAACGGGAACGTGACCGATGCACTGAATCTTTAGGGCTGCGCGTTTAAATTGCACTTCGCTATCAGGCACATCGGTAACGCCACCAGCGATATAAATCTTCATCCCTTAATGCTCTCCATTTCGCGTCTAAGGGCGTTGATTTTTAGCTCAATACGCTCAATTTCTTCGGTACTGGATTCTTTAGTGATTTGATGTTGCAGCTCCGAAATCTCGCGTGGGATCTCTCCTACTCGCCATAGATAAAAATCAAGCTTTTCGATTTTCTTATGTCGGATAGCTTCTAGCTGGTCTTTGTCTACGAGCTGGTAGATCTGCGCTAGCATGATTTCAACGTCAGCAATTTCTTCCATCACTTCAGTGATCGAGCCTTTGCCTTGTCGAAAGTGGTGGTACAGGGCAACGGCCAATTCATTTAGCTCTGAAATGGCTTGTTCAACTTGGCGTCTGCGCCCCATTGTTAACAATACTTGGCAAGCTTTTTGGTCTGGTAATTTGGTCATTGATTGCTACCTTGTGTTTTGTTTCGAAAACAAATATATGATCGAAATTTACGTTTGTAAATTTAACAGGCCGAAAATTTAGATTCTTCTTTTGCGCGGTGAAGAGCCTCTAAAGCAACATCAAACGCTTCAATTTCCATTCGCCCGTATGAGTTACACGTATTGCCGATCATGCTAGCCATGCCAGCTAGTGTTTTTAAGTCCTGTTCTAAGTTCTCACTCAATACTTTGAAGTCTCTTTGCTTCGCTAGCTTGTGAAGGCGAGATACGCTCAAGAATGCGTTGCTGGTGGCTTCTAGGTAATTCACTAGCGCTTTAGCAAACTCCTGATCCATTGCTGGCACATCGTTGTTGATTGCGATTTCTTCAAAGCCGTACTCGTGCATTTTGGCGATCAAAATCTTCATTTGCTGCTTGATATCGTTCATCGTTTCATGGCCCTTAGTTGGTCAATTCGATCAGAAAACTCGTGTCGTTCTCCTGAACGTCGATACTCTTCTCGAACCTTGTCACTTACCGAAACTCGACTGTGTACTGGTAGCGCTTTTAGCTCATCCTCTGCAAGTCTCAAGCGGCCAGCTCGTTCTTTAGCGTCTGCATCCCGTAGATACTTGATGAAAAGTTCTAACTCTCCACCAGCTCTAGCTCGTTTCAAATCCCAATCACAATTTTGTGCTACCCATTTCTCGGCTCTCCCCATTGGCGCACGATTCAAAAATCGGTCATAGGCTTCGCGGTATTCCGCTTCGGTTCGCTGGTTAATCTGAGTCATCAACTCACCAAGCGATGGAGGGAAGCGGTTGCCGTTGGATAGTCGGTCAAAGCAGATCGCTAGTATCCGGTTAAGTTGCAAATCATTCAGGGTCGAAAGGAAGTTTCCCCATGCCGTAGTAATCACTGCGCCATTCATCGTTACCCATGTTTTGCCGTACATTTCCGTTAGCGTGTCCCATAGGGCTGTTAGCTTGGGATTCAATCCATTGGCGCTGTTGTTGTACTCGTGCAAATTTGATGGCTGGCGATTGGTTTGGGTAAATCCGCAACCATTCAGGGAAGATTGACTGATCGGCATTCTCGCCATAACCGATTCCATTGATTTCAAATTTCTGTCCATTGTCGATACCTCTTAGATTCGTGTCGTTAAGCAATTCATCTGTCCAGCGTTCGTACTTGATGTAACGTTCTGGATGTAAGCGATCAAAACCTTGTTGCTGCGCTGCATTGCGTCGCTTTACGTCTTCAGCGAGCATTCGTGCAAACTCGTAAGGCTCGGCCTTTAGGCGCTTGATAGCTCGCTTAAACTCCTTGAATGCTTGAATCTTCCCAACCTTTCTCATTCCGGCAGTCCAGAAAATTGCAAACGCATCAGAAAGCAATTGGTCTGAATCGTCAGATTCGGACGAAGTATTTAGATCAGTATTTAGTTTAAGATCAGTATTTAGTAGTGTCGTATTAGCCGGATCTGGCTTTTCCGTAATACGGCTTTCACGGATTAGGCTTTTTGGATAGTCACTCACTTCATACCAAGTTGAACCGTCAGCCTCTTTGTGGCGAAGGCAAAAGCCACGCTCAATAAGCTCTTTTAGTATTACGTAAACACCATCACGCCCCGTTTTCTTCATGGTTCCGGTGGTTACTTTCTCTAAGTGGGACACTTTAACTTCCCAATCATCAGGTTTTGACAACAAGTAACTAAGCAATCCCATAGCTTGAAAACTCAAACAATGGTCTGCATAAACCTCGTTGCAAATCATGGTGAAGTTGCGACTTGCACGTTTACGCTTGATCGTTGCGTTCTTATTTGGTTGTGCCATATAATTACCTCGTCACAGCACTAACATTTGGTGCAAACTTAAAGACCGCCGCCTCACACGGCGGTTTTTTTACTTAAAATTCACTATTTGTTCGAATGTCTTTGTAGATAGAACTTGCTCGTTCAGCCTGTTCTTCTTCGTTGTATTCGTCTTTAGGTTCAGTCAAACCACACTTTTCAACTAACGCTTGTCTGAGTGATTCAAGTTTCTCGACTGGCACTCCCAATGCGTTGCTGAGTTCATCGACATCTTTCCACCAGTTGAAACTTGTCGCGCTCAAAACGCAGTAAGCTCCTAACTCTTCAAGCGTCAAGCCACGCTTAAAAATCATCGTTGGAACGACAGCCATGTTGTTTAGAACGAAAAAGCGATTTTCAGGAATGTTCATGGTTACCTCTCAATGTGCTTTGGTTGAGCGTGGCGACACTGAGCTATTAGCGCCACAAGTGGGTGGCTGATAGGAAATAGCTCCCACGCTCACCAAAACACACTTTTAGGTTATCTACTGTTGAGTGTCGTCAACATTCGATGAATACAATCATTGATCGTAAACAACAGAGTTGTCAAATAAAAAATTTTCGACCAATAATCGACCAAAAAAAAGAATTGGTTTATACTTGGTGTGTGAATTTCACATACATATACAAGCGTAATATTTAAACATCAAACAGGGGGCATTATGTCTATGTCTGTGCTTGCTCGGAACATTGAGCAGAGGAAACGGGATTTAAACATAACCAAAAGCATCGACTTGGCAAAGAGATCTGGTGTAAGTCGAGCGGTGTTAACCAACATCAAATTGAATCCAGAAAAAAGTATCATGCTTGATTCGGCTATCAGGCTAGCAGATGCCCTCGATTGCCGTCTTGAGTGGTTAGCTACTGGTGAAGGTTCGCCAACGGCTGACGAATACAAAGAGCTTTCTCGCATTGAACTAGGTGCTCCCCTAGTATCATTAAACTCGTTCGTTGACGTTGACCCAGATGAGTTTTTAAAAACGGGCGTTTCAGAGCGCACTCAACGATTCCCTTGCCCTAGTGGAAACTCAAAGAGTCAATTCGTTGTAAAGGTGAACGACCAAATCAAAAACTATCCTGCTGGTGGCTACTTGTACTTTGACATTGATAAATCACCTGTGTCTGGTCAATTGGTTGTAGCAAACACTGGTAACAACGTGGAGATCATGGAATACCAATCCGCACACGGTAGGCAGTTTTTGAAATCCATGAATGAAGAGTTACCTCTTGAATTGCGTCTTGTAGAAATCACTGGTCAGAAATTAATTGGCACTTTCGCTGCGTATGCGATATTCTGATTTGTGCCGATAGATATTACTCACAATCAGCTTTTAAAAGGATTTCCCTCGCTATGCGAGGGTTTTTTTTGTCTAAAATCCCAAATCAATCAAAAATGAAAACAATAATTTCATTTTTTATTGTTCTCGAACACTTCCAATATTTTCATCGTTAGGCTAATCTTTGCATCGTTCGGAAACAAACGAGCAAAAATAAAACCGCCCATTTCTGAGCGGCTTTATTCACAAGGTATGACCAGACCATTTAATGGTATGACCGTGTTGAAGCGGCGACCAAACCGCTGCAACGCCGTCATAGTATCACAAAAGATAAGTGAGTAAACATGACTATTGACGAAGCAAAAATGACTGGCGAAGGAACTGCCAAAAAAGACCCTCAAATGGAACGTGTGACTAACTTCCCTGAGTTTATCGAGCGTGTAGAGGCTGGCTCGATTGCTAACGTTCTTGGTTTGGCGACATCCAACGTGGCGCTAGCCGTATCTAACTCCGGTAAAGCTGGCGAGATCATCTTAAAGCTAAAACTTTCACCAGCATCTAAAACCGACCCGTCGATTATGAATGTAACCACGGCGATCACGGTTAAAGAACCGAAAGTAAATTACGGCTCGAAAGTCGAAGACTTCAAATATGAAACCGTGGCGTTTGCTGGCTTCGGTGGCAAGTTGAGTTATGACCGCCCAGCCGTTGGCGTCCACAACCAGCTAGAAATTCCGGCTGGCATTAGCAAACTAAGCGTTGGTAAATACTAAGGAGTAAAGAAGAATGTCATTTACTAAAGAATCAATTCAAGAACTTGTAAATAAGGGTAGCGTTCCTGAGTTTATTAAAGCTATTGAAGCTAAAAATACGCTTTCCCAACTGATTCTAGTGCCTGACAACTGTTCCCTAAAAGATTTGGAACAGTACCAAGAACACCGCAATAACTTGCGTGGCGAGTTTAATACAATCTCGATCACTGAGTTTGCGAAGTATGCAAAAGACCACCAGCTAGAAGGCTCAAAGACTTTTATTGATGCTGATTCAATGAAAGCTAAAACAATCTTTGACGTTGGTACTAACGACAAAGCAGGTCATCAACTTCACAAGGCTTCAGTATCACTAAAACGCACTGCGCCATTTAAAGCGCTGCTAAACATCGACGGCGAACGCATGGAACAACGCGATATGGCTGAGTTCTTGGAAGATTGGAAAGACTACATTTCTGCGTTTGATTCAAACGGCGAACAAATTGAAATGTTCAAGGCGATTGCGGCTGTTCGTGAACTTGATTTTGAACACACTCGCGGCTCAAACCGACAAGTTAGTGATTTCTCTCAATCACAAAGCGAATACGAACGTATTGCGACTAAAACTCGTGAAGATCTTGTGCTGCCTGCGGCATTTGTATTCACTTGCGAACCATACTCTGGTTTAGGTGATTTCCGCTTTGAGTTGCGCCTATCAATAATTCGAAATGAGCTTTTAATCCTACGCATTAAACGCATGGAAGAGATTCAAGAGAAAATGGCTGAGAAGTTCCTTGAAGTCGTTAAAGAAGAGTTCGCAAACCAATCGGTAGCAATGCCGACTTACATCGGTACTTACTAATGAGTAATGGTTCCCTCGTGAGTGAGGGAACCAAATCAGATAAGTTGTATTCACAAGGTAGACCAATGACCAACCAAACCCAACCTGTAGACGTTGCTGTTAATCATCTTCTAAACATGGTTCAAAACCAACTTGGTAACGTCCTTTCTCTTGTTGAAACCCAAGCACAATTAGTTTCTGAATCTCTAAACTACGAAACCGATCAGTACAACGAACTAATTGATCGAATTGAAAAGGCTGAGTCTGAACGCGACACGCTTGAACTGAAAGTTATTGAGCTGACCAAAGAGAACGAAGCAATTGAACTAGACCACCTAGACAAGCTCAACAAACTACGCAGCGAATTTAACTTACTAAAAGCAAGAACGGCTGATCTTCCTGCACTAAGAGAAGAAGTTAAGCGTTACCGTGAAATGAATCCAGACGCTTTAAAGCAACGCCTAGCTAAATCACGCGCAACTGCTGACGAGCGCTTAAACACAATCAACCGTTTAAAGAAAGAATCAAGCGACTACCGCAAAGAAAATATTCGCTTGAAAAAAGAAGTTACTCAACTAAGCGAAGCGGCATTAGAAGCAACGCACCTATGCGAAGAGTACAAAGCTCGATTGCATTTCATTGATGGTGACGTAGAAAAGCCATACGTTGGCAAAGACGGTTTAGAGCTATTTATCTACCGTTATGGCTACCCTCTTGCGTTCAAGCCGTTGGTTAAAAATCTAAGCGTAATTCGTGACTTAAACTTCCATATTGAATTGCGTTCCAATTGGGCTGTTTGTTGTGTGGTAAGTGTTTCTGACTGGCTAATCCCATTAATCCCAACAGTTCACGAGTTTGAAGGCCGTATTCCTACAGAGCTATATACAGACCTTCAAGAAATTTACACGAACGCTGCTGAAGTTAGCCACCAGCATCTAATTGCGCGTGTGGAGCACTTTAAAGAAGTCACACTTGAATCTGTTTACGACGGTGTAATCACCGAACGAGAATTAAAGCTTCTGAACGATGCAAATTATTTCTCTGTTTACAGCGTAATGCACCCAACCGATGAACAACTAGCAAAATCAGTTAAGGGCATTAGCGAAGCAAGTGCGTCAAAAATCCGAGCAGCAATTGACGAAAAGATCGTTCAACCTTGGGAACGCGAGAACTGGACGAAAGAACAAGTAAACGAGGTTCGTCGCAAGTGAAATACGATGTGATTTATGCCGATCCACCTTGGCAATTCAGTTCAAAAAGAACTGGCGGATCAATGAAAAGCGGCGCTTCACAAAAGTATCTAACAATGACGATAGACGACTTAAAGAAAATGCCAGTTGGTGAACTGGCATCTGATAACTGTTATCTGATCATGTGGTACGTGAACGCCATGCCTAAAGAGGCGTGTGAGCTTGCTGAAGCGTGGGGATTTACCGTTAAAAACATCAATGGATTGGTTTGGGGAAAAGAGACTGTTAACGGCTTACCTTTCTTTGGTCTTGGTTACCACACAAGAGCTGGAACAGAATCGGCACTAATCGCGGTTAAAGGTAAACCAAAACCAGCAAGTCGCTCCGTTCGCTCGTTCTTTACGGCACCAGTTGGCGAACATAGTGCCAAGCCTCAAGAAGGCCGCAGCAAAGTAGAAAAAATCGCTGGACGGTTCGCCAGAAAGCTTGAGCTTTTCCATCGAGGCGAACCAAGAAATGGTTGGGATGTATTCGGCAACCAATCGGCACCAAGTTTAATTTTAGATGAGGTTGGATTCAGAAAACCATACTTAGCGGAAATTCAGCTTCAATATGAGGAATTAGAAAAGTGGAAGAAAAACTAATTAGTATTGAACAATTGCTTGTTAGATATCGCCCTTTTGCAATGCGAGATGGTGAAAACTTCACAAAGCGCGGCTTATACAACTGGCGTAAAACAAAAGGCTTCCCTGAACCTGTTATATCTTCACCAAGACTCATTTGGAAAACTGAAGATGTGCTCAAATGGGAAAGTGATCAGGGTTACGACTTTTTATAGGTATATAGATGGGCGTTAATTATGGAGGTCGATTAGGGCAAATACTGAAAGCATATAAAAACGTACATTGCCCTATCTGTAAGACGGCCCAAGTGCAAATTATTAGCTACTTGGAAGGCGATCCTGAGTGGAAATGCCGTCACTGCAAGCAACGTTTTTCGATGCCGTTCGTTGACCCAATACCATTAAAGGATCGCAAAGATATTCCGGTTGAAGTTAAGGCGCTAATGTATCTCGATGATTACAGCTTATTGAAAGCGTGGCGTGTTCACTTAGGCATTACTCAAACGGAACTGATAAAACGAATGGGATGCACATCAAGATCAATGATGTCCCGTTTGGAAAGCAAAGATACCGACCACTTGAGAGAGTCAACACGAGACAAACTCGCAAAAGCGCTCGGTATCAAATCTCGTCAACTTTCTACTTTATAGTTAACTACGGCGTCATGATAAATTTTCATGGCGTCTAGTTGCTGACTCAAATACTGACCTTTGTTGTAAGTTTTCATTTCACCTGCCATTTCATGGCCCAGCATCTTTTCAGCAATATAAGGCTCAATTTTCAAATCACCAAAGTGTGTGGCTAAGGTGTGTCTAAATACGTGTGGTGACCAGCTTGGCAACGCTAACGCCGCTTGCAAAGGTCTAAAACGGCTTTGAAAGCCTTGCACTCCTAATTCCCTACCCCTGTTCGAGATAATCAAGTTCTCAGAGCTTGGATGAAGGTTGTATAAAAATTCAAAGTAACCAATCAAGAAATCTGGAATTGGACGAACGATTAAACGCCCGTTCTTGCTGTTTTCTGGTGGCACTTTCCAAGTTCTACCTTTCAGGTCGATGTTAACTTTCTTGGCCGTTCTCAGTTCTCCGCTACGCGCTCCGGTAAACATGAGAATCAAACAAGCTGCCGCAAACTCAAGAGGATATTCACCAGAACGGCAATAGTCGTAAATCTGCTTGAGTTCTTTGAATGATAAAACCCTATCCCTTGGCTTCGACGGTGTACCAACAAAACGGCTTTGAATATTGATCAGTTTGTTCTCTTCAATAATGTCTACAGCCATTAGGTATTTGGCACACTGCTTTAATTCTGTCAGCAAGCGAACTGGAACAGTTTTACCTTCAATAGTCTTAATCACGTTGATCCAATCAACGGTTTTCATCTGCTCCCATTCATTAGAGCCAATCTTGCTAATGATGTGTGTATATAGCGCGTTGATAATTAGCTTTGGATATTTGCGTCTTGGGATCAATTCTTCATTAATCCAAAACTCAATACACTCTTGAACGGTTGAGATTTTCTTTTTGGCTTTGTTGTTTCGCGGATCTAAACCTTGCTCAAGCATCTTTTTAGCTTCTCGGTGAATATCCCTAGCCTCTTTTAAAGAAACTTGAGGATAAGTGCCGATTGTTAAGATTGCTTGCTTCCCCTGCCAGCGGAAGCGATAGCAAAAGCTAATTTTTCCGCTCTTATAGAAGCGCGCAAGTAGGCCGCCGCCGTCGGCTAAATCTTGGTGTGGTTTGTCTGTTGGAAAGTTATTTTTGGACTTTAAAGCCCGTTCGGTGATGGTCAT